TCCCCACCTTTTGCTTTAATTTCTGGTTGTCCAAAAGGGTTATCTGGAAGTTCTACCCATGGTTGATTAACAACAATCATTGTTACATACAATGGGTTCTCTTTTGTGGGATAATCCTCTTTTTTTGATTTAGAAATTCTTGAATGAATACCCATACCAATTTTATCTGCTAATGCTGAAGCGTTGTGTTGTTTACCGCCTTTACCTTCAAATGTCATTTTACATGGAACAGATCCAACAGAATCCCAACAGATTAATAATGATTTATTGAGTTTTCCAGAAGCTTGAGCATCAATTAATTTATTAATGAACTCAGTAATTTCTTCAATGTAATCAAACCCATCGTTAAAGATAAAGTTACCGTGCCATTCACCATCTTCATCTTGCTCAGCCTGAAGTCCTAATTGAACGGCATGTTCCCAGTTCCACTTTTTTTCTGTAATAATAAAAACAGGTAAATGTCCCTTCTTTTGTGCATCTGCCGCAGCTAAAATCATTGCTGTTGTTTTAGATGAGTTAGAGTGTCCTAGAAACATGTTAATACCACCCATAACTGGACCCGGCATACCACAAGCATCTAGATATGCCTGACCACAATAGTAATAGTTGGTATCTTTATATTTTGTTTTTGTCGAAAATTCTTTTAGAATATCTTCGTCGCTAAATTGTTTTTTCTTGATTGCTGCCATTGTGTTTTTGTTTTAAAATATGGGGCTTCTGACGTTATCTCCACCCCTTTAATTAATTAGAACGGTAAGTTCTCATCCGTGTCCTCTTCTTCTTGAGGATCTTGAATAGGCGCAGAAGGCGCTTTAAACACTTCTTCTCCCTGAGAATTTGATACCCATTTCTTAGTATCAACATCCCAAGTCGGGGTTTCTCCCTTAGCAACCATTTCTAGATATTCTTCTGGTTTTTTAGCATAAACATCATTCCATGTCATTTCATCATTTACCCAAGCACTAGCTTGTGTTGGATCCTCATGAAGAGGTGATGGATCTTCTGGCATAGCAGAACTAATTGATGTATATTCTTTACCATTACCAGATTTGGTTAATGTTAAGAATAAAGTTATATCTCTGCCAGTTTGAACGTCAGTAATATCACCTTTCTTTTGCATGATCGGGAATATTTTATCTAAAATACCATCACCCTTAGTATTATGTTTAAATCTCCAGAATTTAGGCCCATCTTGTTCGTTATCTCTATCAATAACCTTTACAATATAAAACAAACGTGATCGATACTGACGAGCTAACTCAGCGTCAGATTGGACCTTAGTTGCATATAATGCATCTTTTACTTCATTTAAAGGTGAACGTTTACCTTCTTGTGCCGGATCGTACAATTTAACCCAATTACCATCAACTTGAATTTCGTGAAAATATCCTTCTTTAAAAGGCGTTTCACCATCTAATGTTGGTAGAATTCTGATGCGCTTTTCACCAGACTTCACTCCCTTAGGAAGAACTGTTGTAAAATACCTTTTCAATCTGTCTTCACTTGACATTTTGTTTGCGTTGCTACTTGTAGCGTTTTTGTTTTTTTCGTACTGTGCTAGTACTGAATCTACTGTTGCCATAATAGTTTTTTTAATTGTTAAAAATCTTATACCAAAATATACATAAAAAAAACCGGATTAAAAAATCCGGTCTTACTTTTTTTTAAAAAATATTTTTATGGCTATTCTAAAGTCAAAAGATAGGCTAATTTATTGACTTCTGCAAGCATCTCATCTTTTATGTTCAATAAATCAGTATCGCTCTCTGGTGATAATTCTTTACCTAAATCAATTAAAAATTGTTTTATTTTTTGAATAAACTTAACTATTTCAATATCTTGTAGGTTAAATATTTCAATATTTCTAGTTGATTCATCTAACACAAATCTGCCATGTTTCCCCATACAAATCTCAACATAGCTATCTATTAGATCATCTAAGGTGTCATAAATATTACCAAATGCTTGATGCCTAGCGTAACCCTTTGTCTGCCAATGCATTATCTTAAATTGGCATTGCAAACCTAGAAATAAATTTACATTAGAACTGAGGTTGTTGTTCTTCATCTTCAAAAGGGTTAAATGATGTTGTTACATCTTCTTTGGAATAATTTTGAATATCACTTTTGGTTAAAATATATTCGTTTTTACCGCTAGCTCTCATTTCTTGTTGTTTATGTGCGAAAAACTCTTGTGGTTTCTCATTAAAAGGATATGAATCCAAAGAACGCATTTCCAATTTTTCCTGAGGAGTTTGTGGTTTGGCATCGTCTATCTTTGCACCTAGTTGGTCAATTTTAGCGATAACTGCATCCATATTACCTAATTTAATCTCAAGATCATCTAACTTGCTGAATACCGCATCCATCTGTTGCATAACACCGCTTTGTTCACCTTTAGACGCTTCTAATTCGTTTTTAATGTTTTTAGTCATGTTAACTAAATCAGTAACATCCACTTCTTCTGTGCTTGATGTTTCTGGTGAATCTGGTAATGATCCAGCTTCAGGCGCGCCTGTTGGCTCAGCCATTGGGAGATCTTCAGTACCCTGGGCCATATCTGGTGCTGGTGGCGCTGGCGGTAATTCTTGCTCATCAATCAAATAAAGTGATTTTGCGTTTTTGTTAATAGATTTATATCTATTTATTTCTTCTAAAAGTTTTTGTTCTAACATAGTATTAGTCTTGTAATAGTTGTCTACCGTCTTCGGTAATGTATTTTTTATTTATTCTTTCAACGATACCATCTTTTGATCTAATAACATAGCATTCGCCTGTTTGTAAATCACATTCTTCTCTCTCCATTGAGTCATTTGATAATTGTCTTGAAACCTTTTGGTTCAAAAACTTATCTAGTGTTTTATTTATTTTTTCCATAGTGTTAAAATATATACCTATAAATACTTCAATAATTGGTATTTTTCTTAAGTTAATCTAAAATACACAACATCCCCTTCCTTTAATTTTAATTTCTTCATAAGCTTTGCACACATAGCTATACCATATATACCAGCTTTAGGGTCAGATATGTCCGGTCCGCTGTGTACTGGCCCATCAAATCTACCTGTAGATGGGTTTACATCGGTAACCAGTTTGTATGTTAAACCTGCAGATGGGTTATAAAACTCGGTGTTATACTTAAATATTTTTTCTTTGTTAGTATTGTTTAAAACAAGCCTAATTGAATAATAATCAAATAAGCTATCTTTAATATCAGAATACTTTTTAATGACATTAGGGTATGCTTTCCACCCGCTAACCAAATCTAGTTCCCCAGTTGGGTCATAATTTGATCCACCAAATAACGCAACTCTAGTTCTAAGCCAAAGTTCTCCTTTTGTTGGTTGAATAAACTGAATATATTTTTCTGTTAAATTACCGATTTTAGCACCATTAAATGGTATAATGTCATATAATAAACCAGATTCATTAATAATTATTTTTGATAAATCTTCATTAGCAACGGCTGATCCTGGATCAACACTAAAGTTTTGTTTGTCCTTAGTTGTTATCACCCTTTCCGTTGTAACTTTTGGATTAGTTTTTTGCTTCTTTTTAACCGCAGATGATAATAGTCTACTAAATAATGGTCTATAACTTGCCATAAATGTGCTATCAAGAGATGGGAGTGTGCTATTTGAAATTCTAACTCCAGTAAGTGATGTTTCAAATTCGCCCGCTTTTATTGAGTGTTTAACATCAAATATTAAATACGTACCATTAAACATTGGAACATTCGCTAGATAAAAATACATTGTCGGTTGTAACATAACGTTGCCCATACAGGTAACACTACATTGATAAGACGCCGTTTTATAAATGTCAAACAATCCAATATCAACAGAATGTGTTCCACCACCGCCTTGTGATCTTGCTAATCTTTCTTGAGCAAGTGCACTCTCATTTGTATTTTTATATGTACTTTGATCTAGTGATATACTTTTAAAAATACCTTGTGCCTGATCCCCAAAATTAACTTCAAATGAAACAACCCTATTTGAATTTGCGGTGTCTGTATCCATGAATATTCTTGGTTCAACAAGTAGTGGGTTGTTATTTGTATCTTTAATGTCAAAACTATCCGTTTTAAACTTATACTCTTTGTTAACCCTAGCCATATCCAAATATTGGGATGTCTTGTTAATATATTGTAAAATAATTTTTGGTGATGATTCTTGGTAATCCACATCTAAAAATGTACCAAATAGGTTTCTAGCTAAATTTTTAGATGGTATTATTCTTTTTTTATTACTACTATTGGTGCCATAAAAATTTACATAAGCCGGTAAGGGTCTCATATCAAAATTTGTTCCTTGTATTAAGGTTGATATTGCACTATATAAATCTATTTTTGCATTTTTTTCATTACCTAATGAAATTAATCTTTCCAAACTTATGTATGCCTTGTCTCCAATGTCTACATTTGCTCTATCTAAAAATAAAAATTCATCCATTAGATGTCTTTGACCGACAGCATTACCAGCAATCCATTTATCGTTAAATGATTTAAAATATTGATATAAATCTAATTTTGTAGTTTTAGCTTCATTGTGACCGTGATATACTGTTATTTTTTCTTTGTTTTTCTCTTTAGCTAACCCTTTACTGAACTTACCTATAAGTGTTTGTAAAAAATTTCTAAGTTTAACGTCCTGTGGATCAAAAATATTCTCCTTTATGTATGCTTTAAACCCCGTGTTTGTTGGAATAAAAAATTGATCAGTTGTTTTTCCGTTTTTAACCCATCCAGCATATATTCTAGATAGTTCTCTATAAGAATAAATGTTTTCTTCTGAAACCTCAATATTGTTAACCTGAAAAAAGTTCTCATATAAATTGGTTATACCACTATAAGTTGAACCTGTAATATTTTCACCAATATATAATTCTATTAATTTTTTATTGGATACCGTTAGCTGTGATGAATCAAATATGTTTGGGCGATATGATTTAGATTTTCCAACAAACCCGTTTATAATAAAATTATCAATTTGTTTTGGATTACCAATGATTAACTTTTTTAAATTCTTATTAGCTAATAAATTTTTTGTTAAGGCTTCTAATCTAGTATTTTGTGCCTGAATGACTTTTTCTCTAGCACCATCAACAGTTAAATCAATACCTGTTTTATCAATGCTACATATTTCTTTTAATATTTCTTGAAAAGATGTGTAATCATGTGTACTAGTATTTGGTTTGTCAATGTCTAAATCTAATGAAGAAAACTCTAAAAACATGGTTTCAAACTCATCTAACATTTTAGGAGTAAAGGTTGCAATTAGATCAACCACTTTTTTCTTTGTTCCTGTTAGTGAAAATAAATTATTTGTTGTTTTAAAGAACTCATTGTATTGAGGAAAATATAAAAGATTATATAATGGATGTTTTGTTAAATCACTATCATCCAATATGATTCTAAAAGAATCTTGTAATAGATTCGGAAAGTCATCAACTATATTACTAATTTTTGATGCGCCATTGGATGGTAATATTGTGTACCTGTTATCTGTGGACTTGAACTTAGAGTTATCAACTAATGATGTGGCGGTAAATCCGCTTTTAGTTGTGGGTCTCTCTAAAAGATATTTTGTAATTCCACTAGTTATTACACCATTGTATTCTGAGCTAGCGTTAACGGCTGTTGCACTTGTTTTTGTGAAACCAGATGGGTTATAAAAACTATAACCATTAACAATTTGATGAAATATACCATGATAATATGGATATACCCCAAGATATGAGTTAGACGAATATGTAACAGCACTCATTGATGGCGTTATACCACTTAAATTAAAAGTAACGTTTGTTCCATTATCAAAAAAGGTAGATCCATTTATTGATGTTGTTACCCCGCTTAAAATATCAATGCCTTCTTTTAACTGTTTCTTATATCTATGATATATTGAACCCCACTTTAATATTAAATAATATGGAACGTAATGTGTCGCTGCAACTTCTTTAAATAAAGAAGACATTAATATTTTATTTCCATTAAAATCTATAATATCGTCTAGATCTTTAAATGGTAATGAGTTTAATAGAATATAAGCAGAACCAACATATCTTTCGGATACACCACCTTTAAAAAAGTCATTATATAACTGTTTGTGAAAATATGGGGTATTAAGTAAATTTCTTGTTTGCCCACTAAGTGTTATTTTTTGTGTAAAAATGTTTTTAGTAAACGCACTTAAAATCCATGCTTCTGAATTAATGGGTGAACTAATGAAATTATCATCTTGATTTACCTTTAAGATGTTAACATATTTGTAATCACTTTCTTTTAAAACTTTATCTCCAATATAGGATTGATAAAGGGTTGAATTAAATGGAAACTCTTTTAATCTATATGGATCAACCACGTAATTATTAAGATAGTCTTGTAATTCGGGGTATGCGCTATCTGTAACGGTATTTGTTACAACGCCATTATATTCAATAATATCAAAATCCCTATCTACAAGTTCTTTTATATAATCAATTGTTGGCAATCTATCTTGATAGTAGGGGTATCTTTCATTTTTAGAATAGGAGAACATAAAATTAACCAATTCTTGTTTACCCTTAATTTGTTGACTTAAAACTTCTCTAACGTCAACATCACCATCTATAGCACTACTTAAGGTTTCAAACTCTTTATTACATATTTCGCTTATTACCTTATCTGTTGTGAAGTTGTTATATGATGTTATATAGTGTGCTCTTTCAAAAATTTCATATAATATCGATGATAGTGATTTGTCAGTATATGGATATTTGTCATTTATTTTGAATAGCGTGCTGACAGCTTTAACTTCTCTTGACTCATCTTTACCATCAAAAACAAACATGAGATCTGATGGGAAAATTTCTTTACCGCTTTCGGCGTCAACTCTTTTTGTTGCAACACTATTATATGTTTCAACAAACTCAACTTCTGGCCAAAGAGAAAAATTCTTACCCTTTGTTGATTCGACAACCTGACTGTCAGCTGGGTAATAAAAAGAATATGATTCTTTATTACCTTTCTTTTTAACTTCTGGCCAAGGATAAATTACTTCGTTTTTATTATCACTAATACCAATGATTTCTTGTTTTCTAAAATCAGCTCGTTGTATAGCTTTTCTATGAACATCTTTCATTAGTCGGATATAGGTATCGGCATTAGCTAAAATAACTGCAAATATGTTTCTAATTGTTGGTTTAAAACCAAACCCGCCTTCATTATTTTGAATAACGGTATTCATAGCATCTTCAACACTTTTTTCAACAGATTCTCTACTTGTAATAAATTCGTTTTGAATTTTTTTAATCCTATCAACTAATTTTTCATTTGATACCCAATACTTTCCCTCGTCAAAAAAGAAAAAATCGGTTATATTTCTTATAGAATCCAATGAAATTGTTTTAGTTTTTACTGAATCCTTATTTTTTATTTCTTTAGAACCCGCTTTTTTACCAAACGCAACATTTTCTTCTAAATCAACAATATATTTGTCTATTTTACTTTTTAATGATGAATTATTTGTGGTTCCGCTGACGATATCAGCATTAGCTGGGCCGGTAGACGTTTGAGTTCTATCACTTGTTATTTTATTTAAAGGATAATAAAAATCTCCATCTTTTGTTTTTTCTTCTGTTTTTGATAGATATCTGTTAGACCAGGATATCACCATATTTTCTAAATTACCTAAAAGCTTATCAAATTCTGCCACATCACTTAATACATCTGGATTAACAGTTTGGCTAAAAAGTGCCGTTTCGATAATACTTTCTATACCTGTTGCTGTCATTAAAAGCTCTCTAAGAGTTTTGACGGGGAAATCTTTAGGGATGTAGCCCTTTGCTATATAATCTGAATAAACAGATTTTAAAATAGAATATCCTTTTGTTGTTTTTGATATTTTTTTCTCAATAAACCCCGTTTTTTCGTTTGTTCTGTATGGTTCGCTAGATTCAACCATATACATGTATGGTGCATTTACAATATTTTGAAGTAAAATATCGTTTAAAAACGCATATGTTGAGCCAACGAATTTTGTTGTTATTTCAAAATTACCTGTATTACCATTAAATTTAGTTTTAAAATCAACAAGTTGAATTCGATATCTTATTGCTTTACCATAAAACCCCTTAACCGTTAAATAAAATATTGGCCATGGTTGATGAAAAAAAGCTTTGTATGGGGAGTTATCTGGTGAATCAAATAATGTTTTACCTCTAACATCAAGGAAATTTATTGATACTTGTGGAATATTATTAGGCCCTGCAACAACAATATTAATACTTTCAATTCCAAATGTTTGTGCTGTGGGGTCATATGTTGTTGATCTGTTTAAGTTTGTGCCAGCAAAAGCATTTATAAACGCATTAATTGCGTCTTGCTTTGATGATATTGGAACAAAAGTTTCTGTCCAATTGGTGTCAAAATTATTTTCAAATTCATTTTTATCACCTTGATTTCGCATCATATTAAAGGTACCCGATGCTAGTGATGTTAGTGTGTTTTTTTCTGAATCAGAATAAAAAACACTTCTAGGAACTAAATCAGCTTCTAAATTAACATACATGACCAAATTTTCATGATCAACTAGTCTACTTTGTAGTTGGCCGTTTTGATCAATAATTGTATTAGGATCAACGTGTACAATATTTTGTTGATCAACTACTACTAATATATTTTCATTTTGATTTAAATTATTATTCCCCATAATATAGTTTATACAATTCTACGTTCTTTTTGTATTCTTGTAAAGAATTAATAAGAGGAAACGGAATTCTGACAATCGAATTATCGGGTATCTCAAATTCGAGAGACCCTAGTTTTGGATTAGATAACATGATTAACCAACCAAAAAGTGGTGTATTATAGTATTCTTGTGACATTTTGTCTAACCTATCTTTACCCTTCATATACTTAACATACTTATCGGTTGACTTTAATGGTATCTCAATTCCAGGTACAATTTTAAATTCACCATCCTCTATAAAATACTCGTATCTGTTAAAATATTGATTCATTACTTAATTACTTTAGAAAAGTTTAATTTAGATTCTGTTGAATTATCTTTTAAACTATGCACATTTTTTATTTTCTCTTCTTGAGATCCTGTTATTGAACCGGTAAGAGTTGCTGCGTATGGTTTAAAATCTTTTTTATTTTCTACCTTTTTATATTTAAATTTCTTTTCGTCAATATCTGTTGCTTTTTTAATAAATTTATTTAATCTTCTTTCTATTTTGTTTATTGCATTTTTATCAAATAATTTATTATCTGGTGAATTTTCATACTCCTTAATAATATTAGTTACTTTATTTTTAATTATAAAAGCTAATATTTTATCATATAAATCATCTGTAAAAGAAGGGTCTGCAAAATCCACACTTGAATTTAAATCAGATGTAAACATTGAATGTTTATCTTTAATTAAATTAACAGCATCGCTATATTGCGCATAAAATTTTTGGTGATCAAAATCTGTTAATGTCACAACACTAATAACTTCTTTATCTATCCTTGCATCTTTACCAGCCGTTTCCATAACAAAATTAAACCCATCAATTAATTCAATTAATGTGTTTCTATTTGTTTCAAGATCTTGTATTAATTTTTCATCTCTAATTGAGTTTAAAAAATCAGTAACCGTTTTTTTAATATATGAATCAATAATTGTTCTTGATCTCTCATACTTAGTAGATCCTGAATCTATACCTAAATCTAAAACTATATTATGATCAGAAGAGGAAACCTTTTCTAATAATTTTGTTACTAATCGACCATGTAAATTTACAAAATCTCTAGTTTTAAGATAGTTACCAAGTAAAGTAATTGATGATGTTGAACCAATAGTATCTTGTATCTCCAACTGATTTGTTACTCTATATGTTGGTGAAATAAACAATGGTAGCATTTCATTACCATATGATGTCAGTAACTTATTGTAAGTGTCTTTGAATTTATCAAAGTAATTATTTGTTGCCGCTAATAGTTTATCTCTATTTTCTTTGTACGTCATCTTATCAGTTAATGTACCAACATACTTTCCTTCTTTCTTAGGATTTTGTGAAACATCAAGACCAGTATTCTTTGGGGTTTCAACTTTATTAGCAATTTTCTCTAAGAAATCAAGATTGAATGCTTGAAGGTCTGATTGATTAACCGTTGAATCTGCTCTATAGTCATATATTTCTGTATTTGCATAGAAGTTAGAGCTTAGCGCATTTTGTAGTTTTGCAACTGGTTCTTTAATACCTTGACCACCAATAAAGTTTATCTGTAATGTAACATCTGCTATCATTGGTTGAACTCCGATACCCTCAGGATTTAAATCCCATGTTGAATTTTCAAATGTAATATTAAGATTTGTAATAACTATTTTTGAATGATAAAAATCCCCTATCCTTAAAACACAAACCGGTGGTGGGCCAAAGGTTGTATTTCTTGCGTCAACAACATTACCATTGCTTTCGGCATTTAATCCTTTAATTGGTATAGTATCACCGGGTCTGATACATTGTTGTAAGAATGTTAGTCTAGCATTTAATCCTTCTGGTGTCATTGAGTGAAACGCAGGATGAAAATATCTAAATTTTTGTTTAAGAGAATTAAAAACAACAGGATCGGTTTCTTCTAGCTTCTTAAAATAAAAACATTCAGATAATGTCTTCATTATAAGTTTTTTAACCACATCTAATGGTGGTTTTTTATTCTGTTTAATTTTATTAACAAAAATCTCGGTTGTTGGAGGGCCAATAACAGATTTACCTGGTATTGCTGTTCCTGGTTTAGCAGGTATTTGTGTTGGTTTAGGATATGCTTGAAGTTTAATATCAACAGATCTACAATAAAATGTAACTGGTGTATATTTCTTTAAACCTCCAGTATTTTTTATCTCTTGTTTATGACAATCATACCCTTCTGGACCTGTTCTGGTTGCATTTTCTCCTTTATTTGTAAATGATATATTAATATCACCAACAATATCTTCACCATAACCTAAGTCTTTTAATTTTATTGTTAAGTCTTCTTTAACTTCAGAAGGTTTAGATTCAAGTTCGCTTTTAGTTTTAGTCCAGTATTTTGAAACGTTTGCTGGTACATCATTGTTTTTTGAAAGTGTTTTTAAAATATGTTTAATTACACTATCAGATCTTCTGTAAGATAATTTAATATTATATTTTTCATCAGCAACAAATGATGTTGATGACTCAATTCTAATATCAATATTTTTTAAATTGTTTTTAGTAAGTTCGGCTTTTATTTCAGTTAAAGTTGCCGTTAAAGAACTATAGTTATTTTCTAACAACTGAAATGCTGTAGTTATTTGACCCTGTGTTCTAGTAACTAAAGATGCTGTTGTTCCTGTTGGTGCTTCACTACCATATATAGTATTTCTATCTGATTTATTATTTGTTGTATTAACAGTTAAAATCTTAGTTAATTCTGTATTGAGTGTTGAATTGAAAATATTTTTTGTTTCTTGTTTTGTGTATCCAGAGTAAATTTGTCCGTAATCTTCGCTAGCATATAAATCGTCTTGTGGAAATGGAATATCATTTGGAAAAAATAAAATCCCATTATAATTTAATGCTGGATTAGAACTTTCACTAGGACCTGTTCCAGGTGTTGTTGTACCGGGTGTTGTTGTTACATCACCAGCAATATTTCTAAATTCTATTGAATCTAATATATCAAATGTATTTTTATTTTTATAATAATCAATATACGCTTGTACTAATTCTAAGTCAGATCTATCTAATGTTGTATATTTTCTAACTAACGTATAAAAATCAATATCTTGACATCCAGCAAATACTGAATTCAAATATTCTTCCGCCTGCTCATCAGTTATCTCTTTTATTAATAAATTTAAAATACTTGGATGATCAACAATTACTTTAAAGGATACTGTACCACTTCTCTCTGTATTTTGATATGTATAAATTGGTTCTGGTCTTCCTAAAAAATTATTTTTATCCCAGTTTGCACTATTTGTTTCGTTAACCTTTAAGTCATATGGTGGAAACCACATAACACGGCCACCGTTTGGACCTCTTTCGCAATATGGTAAGTCATCATATGTATAACCAAACTTGTTTGATGTTTTCCATGATAAATTTTCAAGAGAAAACATGTATTTTTTAACTTTACCTGCAACCGCATCGATGTTAGTTGAACTTTTATCAAACGATCCGTTACCATTTGACATTGGTGCAATATTCAAGTTCCATGGTGTTGATAAAACACTGTCTTCAACTTTTCTTATTAAACCTGTTCTTTTCATTGTATCGGAATAGTTCATGTATGCCCTATCTTTGGTCCATACTCTACAATATTCCGTACCGTCTTCTTTGCCGGTAGATTTATCGATATATTTTATTGCAGACCCTCTAGATAAAAGTGTATCACCTTCTCTGAATATTCTACTTGTTTGATCAATAACATTAGCGACGTGTGATCTTGATTGTCCACCATCTTTAGGTAATGAATTTAATAATTCTTGTGTTTTACCTAAAATAGAATCATCTCTAAATGTATGTTTCGTTGATAATGTTTCTTCAAATACTGAACTTTCACTTTGGTATTCTAAATTACCATAACCCAATTTATTTTTACTGTTAGTACTATACCAAGTTAGTTTTCCAGGTATCGCACCTCTTTCTGAAATATTTTTTTCTTTATGAAATAAACGAGTTGCGGTTTCATCAAACAATAAAGAAAGATAATAGGGGCTTCTTGTTTTGTTACCATTAAAATCGGCTATTGTGTCTCTGACATCATTACCTCTATCGTCACCAATATATGCTTTACCTGCCGGAGCTTCTAAACCAATAATATTATTAATACCAGAGGCTACTCTATCAATAAAGTTAAATATTTTACTAGAATTTTGTGATCTAGCAGATAGTGTGTAGTTTGGCGCATATGTTGAAAAAGATAAATTATTATATAATATACCTTTTTGGCCATCACTCAGATATTCAATCATTAAATCTGATGGCTTTCTACTTAATTTTGGTCTTCTTTGAATTCCTAATAAAGATCCAAGTGCGCCAGTTGCATCTTGAAATATTTTTCCAAATTCTGTTTTAGGTACCGGTCTATTAATTGTAGGATTAGCAGGATTACTTAAATAATCACCAGGAATTTCTGAAAAAGGAAATTCAACACCTGCAATTGTTTGAACAAAATCAATTGCTTTACCAGCTAATGTTTTAGCAACGGTAATCTTATAATTTCTTTCAATTAATTTTTCTTTACCGGTAAATAAATTAACAGCAGTTGATAAATTACCACTTAACGCATCAAGTCCTCTAACTCTACCAAGTGTTGCGGTTTGTAAATTTTGTCTAATTCTTGCTTGAACTGGTCCATCTGGACTTTCAGAAATATGATAGTTAGCAAACTTTGCTAATTTAGATTCAAATTCATAATTTTTAGAATCTAACGCACCTATCAAACCTCTACCTAAAATACCACTATTAATTGGAAAATATGGATATATACCAACATTATCTATTGATACTATATTCCTAACATCCTCAACAACAACATAATCACCATTTTCTGGTGCAAATCTATTACTTGTTCCAGTAGATATTATTTGTGCGTCTCTAGATGTTTGTTGGTTTAATATTACATCACCCTGATCTTTATTTGGAAAACTGTTTGTTCTTTGAATAGGATAGTTACTACTACTAAAAGTCTGAGGACCATTAGGCGCATTTAAAGTTTTAGATAGTAGTTCATTTCTAAAACCTTTTGTTGCATCAAAATCTAAGTAACTTGGCATCTATTTGTTTATCTAATAAATAGATAATTAATTGTTTTATTATGTATAGTTTTTAGTGTTCTTAACTATGTTGGAAGCAAGTTCGGCTCTTAATTGTGGATTTTTTGCTATTTCATCAACAACAATACCGGCCAATTGTGTACTACTGCTGTTTATATCAACCTTTACATCAATCTGTCCAAAAAAATCTTTTACATCTTGGTAAACATCTTTAGCTTTATCAACACCCTTTTCAAATAAATCTTTACCTTTTGGTAAATATTTATCATATGTCTCCTTAGCTTTCTGCATTCCTTGTTCTATTTTTTCTTCCATATTAATATCAAGATAGTCTGAACTCTCTTTTAACATAGCTTTAAAGTTTGAACGAATTGCTTCTTCACCCTGATCTAATATGTAGTTTTTCATTTCATCTGAACTCATTTTTGACGCATCTAAATTGTTATATAAAAAATCAGAAGCGGCTTTTGTTCTATTTAATACTCCTTTACCGGTATCAGATCTTCTAAGGTCATTTTGACCTCTCAAATACATTGCACTAAGAACAGACATAATCTGTGTTGTTGCATTAAGTTGTTGTCTAGCTATATCTTTCGTTGATAATTTTTCATTAGCTGCTTGTAGTTCTTGTAGTTTTGCTACTTGTTCACCAGATAAATCATCTATCGAAACAAACCCATCTTGTAATTTATTAATGCCAAGTTTTTCTGCCATGTCATCTGGTAGGTCAAAACCAACTCTACCATCTTTCATTGTAGCTAAATTAGAAACAAATTCTTTTTGATCATCATTAAGTGATGGGAACATATCCAATGCACTCATAGCTTCCATCTTTGCGGCCCCTTTAACAGCCATATTGGTTAATTCACCCATTGATATACCCAAAGCATCAGACATAGCCTTAGCACGTCTTAAATTGACACCAGTAACCTCAAATCTACCTTGTTCAGCATTATAAGTTGCTAAGCTTCTAGCTGCACCAATAATACTTGTTTGTAAGGATTCAACATTATTTGTTGCGTCATACATTAGTTTAATTGGATCACCTAAATCACCAAAAGCACCGCCAACAACTTGTAAGTTAGCTGCAAGATTTATAGCACTTTCTGGATCATATAATTTATCAGCAACTTTTAATATGTCACCCATATTTATTTTAAGTGATTGGGCTTCTTGAACCATTTTACCCAAACCTTTAATACCATTTTGAAAACCATATTGGTTTAATGAACCCAAATTTTTAATTAAAGTTTCGGAAGTAGCTTTTGCACTTAATCCCATGTTAATGGAATTTTTACCAATGGCTTCAATTGATTTAGCTGCATCATTCAGTCCTAAACCAACATTTCTAAATTCTTCTGCACTCTCTAATAATATTCTTGAATTTTTTGTGTAAGCCATTGATGCTTCCATACCGGCATATATGGTTTCTTCGCTATACAACGCCATTCTTTCCGAATTCACCATTAAACTTTCTGTTGCATCAAGAAAATCATTAACCGTAACACCAAGTCTTGCTGATGCAATCATTGCCTCATTAAGGCCTTCTAACATTTGAGTACCTACCTCACCAACATAACCGGCTGAACCTCTAGTTGCTTTTAGTAAATCATCTTGTACTTCTGCTAAATCTTTTAATATTGTCTTTGCACCATCTAAACCAAGAGATATTGCATTTTGAATAAGTGCAATTGGATTAATTGTTACAGAATCTGCTAAATTTTTTATAATTGCTTCAACGGTACCTGTTGAAATTCTTGATTTTGTTGCTGAAAATCTATCATAAAACCCAGCAGCAGCTGCTGATGCAACTTTATCCATTAACCCTTTGTCAGGGCCAGTAATGCTGCTGCTACTTTTTGCAGCCCTATTTAACTTTGAATTTAAATAATCATTAATCTCACCTGGAGTATAACCAGCTTTCTCTGCAAGTTCCTTTAATTTAGCATCAGTTAAAGCCATTTTTTATTATAGTTTGTATATTGATAAATAGTTTATTAATCCTTTTCTAGGAAAAAACTAAGAATAGTATTTCTTTCATGTACTGGTAGAATTAATACATCATGGTAAGTAAACCCCTTTGTTAGTAAAAAAAGTATAGATTCAATCTGATACCTTTTATATGCCATAGAAGGGACGAAAAAAGTCAACCCCAAAGTCAACCAAAACTGGGACTTTTTCTCCTGACGGGGCTATTACTTCAACAATTAGGTCGAGACCTGGTTTATTTTCTGAAACAAATCTTTTAAAATCTTGAGAATCCTTGATTGGTAAAGATTGTATAAATTGGTATATCCCCATTTGATCTCTATTACCATCAACAGATCTAATCATCATTTCTAATCTTTTGGTATTAAGAGGAACAATAACATCTTTACTTGTTTCTTTAATTAGTTTTAATTCGTTTTCTTGTTTATTTGACAAGAACTTGAATGTTATTTTCTTTTTTGTTACAGGTAAAAAAAATTCATATTCACCATTTGAATCTGCAATTAATTTAAATTCTTTTGTTTTTAAAACAGATAAATCCACTTTTGCTTCAAATGTATTTTTAGTTACCGGATCTGTTAAATCAATTGTATATTCTGTACCAAATGCTGTATTTCTTAAAAATATTAATATAGCTTGTCTATCCTCATCTACCAATTCTTCGATATTCAATTCTTTGTCTAATATTTTTCTTTTAAGTAATTCGTCTATTACTGTATCTGTTTGAAGTAAATTAGGTGATGTTAATATGTTTTCATCCGCAGCAGTTAAATAAGCTACTCTTAATGTTTTTCTACCATCCTCATAATGAACTCCTTGAGATGGAAGAGATACCACATCATATGATACCATTGGGTTAATATTATCCATAATAAATTAAATTAGTTTGTATTAATATAAGTATAATTTATTGGAAAATCAACTGATAAACCAAAAGGTTCCACATGGAACGAAAAATCCACCAACCAAAAAGGCTGATGGATTTAAATAAATCTATTTTAAAAGTAATATTAGTATACTTGGATACATCTATCCATTCTCAATTCAGCATCAATTGTTGCTAATTCATCTTGAGAATAGTTCAAATCACCAAAGTTTAAGCTAGTTAAGAAACAACCTTCAAGAATCCATTTTTCAACTACTACCCCTGTTGGATCTAACATTTCTAGCTCTACATTTTTCTTGTATCCTGCGGCGTAGCCCATTCTACCTGTAACTGATTCTGCATGTAAACGGAACCACTCCATAAGAGCCTGAGATGCTGAAGGACCAATTGGGTCTTTAAAAGTAACTTTAATTGGGTCCCATGTAAATCTACCTGCTACGTATGTTGAAGTATTCAAAAATGGAATTTCTGTTGAGTTAATTTTAGCACTAGGACGAGCAGTGGATGTTACATACCATTCGTTTATACCTAAAGATGATGGAAATCTTAGGATAAATCTATTTTTACGTTTCGGTTCATATGGAACCGGCATTTTCATTAATAAATCTGCCATTGTTTTTTAATTATATTTTTGTGTTTATTTCTTTCCTATAAATATATCAATATGTGAAATAAAATTTATTTTGCAAAATAGTTGTTTTTCTCGTTTTTTTTCCTTAGCTTTTTGCTACTAACTTACTAAAATACTAATATACTAATAATTCTAATATTCTAATGTACTAATATTTCTAATATTCTGATTTACTTATATTCTTTTATTCTAATTAACTAATTTACTGATATTCAATATAATAAACAAAAATGGGGAGGTTTTTAGCCATCCCCACTCTTATTTTTATTCTAATATTAGATATTTTCAAAAGAAGCACCCGTTGGAGTAATTACGAATTCAACATCGATGAATTCCAATGATCTCGTTGGTTTGATGTATATTTTACCTCTTAATGTATTTGCATCAATATCCTCTGGATCATTTGAAACACTTACACGGAAGTCATATAAACCTCTTTCTTTCTTAATTGACTCAAGAATTGGGTTAACCAATCTTAAGAATTCTTGTCTAACTTGTTCGTCATTTTGTTCAAATAACAATCTTATAGCGACTGCAGAGATTAACTTTCTAGCTCTCAATAACAATCTTCTTACGTTGATTCTATCTAAAGCAGATTCTCTAACTTGTAACGTTTTGTTACCCCATATAATGGTACCTGTATCAGAGAATGTTGCGATTGGGTTAATTCTAGCTTTGTAAAGATCATCTCTCTCGTCAAGAGTAAGTTTCTTTTGTGCTTTGATTGCATTAACTAGACCTCTTGAATAACCAGCGACTGCGAACCAAGGATAAGAAACGTTATCAGTCAAAGCAATGTTCTTCAATACTTCACCTGTTGGTGGTATGAAAAGTTGTGTTGCGTTATCTGTATCTCTTACTTGAATCCAAGGCCAGTATGTTGCAGAATAGTTACTATCAATTCCTAAATCATCTAAAGATGAAATTGTTTCATCAGAAGTTGTATAGTTAGGTGAGTTGATAATGTATAATGAATCAGCTCTATCGTTTTCAATGATGTCAATCGCTTGATTAACTAATGAACTATGATTATTCCAATCAATACCTGGTGTTGCAAATATGTTAATATCCACAGCTTCAGGATTTGCATATGTTTCGATACCTTGTAAAAAAGCATAATAATCTGAGTTTCCAACAGTACTGCTGAATACACCACCGTTACCAGTGTGACCACTTACATATGTTGATTTACCAAAGATATATCCATCACCATTTGTTCTTGTGTTTCTGTAAATGTCCCAACCATCAAAACCACCAAATACTGGCATTGTGAACTTTCTGTATGGAGTTGTGGCTAATTTACCTTTAACAACACCTTCTAAGTCATATGCTGTTGTTTTGAAAAGTTTATGACCAGTTGTACCTGTAATTGTTGCAGCGTTTACTGATAAGTGAAAACCAAATGTTGCACCAGCAGCATTGCTACTTTTAAACTTCAACATGTCTCTATCATATTCAAAATGATTGTCTGTTGAAAATCCTAAAGTTACTTTTTTAACTTTATCACCATTTGTTGTGTTTGCATTTCCGCTAGCATCATAATATAATACATCACCTGCATCATAATATTTTGTTTTAAAAAGAACTTCACCAATTTCAGATCTTGTTGTTAATCCCTTGAAACCAGCTGGTATTGCATCGGTTGGATATTCACTAGCTAAAACAAGCATAATATATTTAGATCTTAATTCATATTCACCATCTGATGTACCTATTTTTCTACCGATAAAACCTGGTAAATCTGGATTCATTGTACATCTAGTGTATTTTTCTAAAACTACTTGGTTAGCATCAGTATCGTTAAAATCACGAACAAGAACATCAAATTCTGCAGTGTCAAGATCAATATTTGCAATTGTTATTTTAACTTCATAGTTAGAATTATCACCATCGGATACCGTTAGGAAGTTGAATAAATCAAAAACCTTTCCACCTCTAACCTCAGAAACAACAGTTGATGAACCAGCCATATCCCATTGTGTAACAAAGTTGTCACCTTCTGTTAAAACCTGTTCATCTGTGCTTAAGCCTCTAATAAGACCCTGTTCAAATAGATTATTGATTAAGTTTGGATAAACTTCATGTACATAAACTGGATATTCATTTTTTTCTTTATCAAATACATCAGTACCAAGAATCTTAGTTATATATTTTGAAGAAGATATATCAAATGAACAGTCAAAACTATGTGCAATCGATGCGATATCGGTAACATTTAAGTTAAATTCTGATAATGGATTTGTATCTATTGTTGCACCAGTAATTTGAACGGCTGTTGAGCCAGTTACTCTATGTACAAGGGCATTTGATATGTATGAACCTCTTGATCTTAATAAACATACAGTTCTTCCATGATAATCAGTATTTAATGCTGCTGAATATTTGTATCTAGTAACGCTAAATGATGTGGCGCCTGTTAAAACAAATAAGTAAGAATAAACACCGTGGATTGTTGAATCGGTAGCACCACTTTTTACAAAGTAATTGTTATACCAGTTCTTGTTAGCATTCCCAATAGGTGATAATAATTGAGTTCCAGTTAATCCACTTGTTGCAGATGCTGGTACCGTACCGATTGTAAACCATTCGTTAATAGCATATGCACCATTAGAATTTGAACCAGCAATCAAATAATCAGTAATTGATGTTCCTTCTGTTGATGTTTTACCTGAAAGTTCAGCATAAAATGTTGAACCTGTTATTGTTGTTAAAGAAGTTGGAGTCAACGTACTACCACTTGTTGTTGGTGTACTTGTTAAGTCTACTGTTACGCTACCCAATGTCTGGATACCATAAGTTTTACCTGGTTTGTAACCAGTTAATCCTAAAACTCTAGTTACAAATAATTGATTTGATTCTTGTAAATATGATTTAGCGACATACGGAAGTTCATATTTAGGGTTACCATCTCCGTATTTTACCGGGCTGGTTGTGCCAAAATATGTTTTAAATTCGTCGAAATTAGAAATCAATATTGGTTCGAAAGCGGGACCTTTTATAGTCTCACCTACTAGACCCAATGTTGTAACTCCAACGCTTTGCGCTACGAATGTTAGATCCTTCTCTGATGTGTACACACCTGGAGACACGAATACTCTGTTTGAATTTGCTGCCATTGATAAATGTTTGGTTAAATAATTTTATTCTTTCCAAATAAATATCTTTGTTTTAAGCAAAGATTTCTCAATTTTTTTGTATTTAGATAGTAATTTATCCTTTTTTATCATTATTTATCTTTATACATGAAAAACAAAAGTAAAAACGTAAAAATCAGTGAAAAATACCACGAAATGTTAAAATCATATTGTGATAAGAAGGGATTAAAAATATATAAAATTTTAGAAAAATTAATAGAAGACACCTGTAAACCCAAAAAAACAGATCTTTATGATGAAGATTAGTAAACGTATGTTACACCAATTTTAGACCCAGATATTGGTGAAAAATTCAGTTTGATCTGATTAGATGACTCAACATCAAAACCCTGACCTTCTTCTTCAATAAGACCATTAATATCTAAACTAACAATACTGTCTATTGAATTTAAAAGTGTGAATATTAAAGTTGATCCGTTATATGTGAAATATTCAGTAGACACCTGCAAGGTCTTACCGTAGCTATCAATAAACACACTATTTCTACCTTTAAAGTATGTTATTGTAATAGTACTACCCTCAAGCGGTGGGCTTGCAAAGGTAATTTTTGATGTGCCAGCAATATGAAAAAAGTCTACCTCTCTTTCTTGTAAAAGACCATTTATAGCAACATTAAATAACATACTAATACTTTCACCAACACTAAATGCTGTTTGTAACCCATCTGCTTTAAATGTGGCTATTGTAATATCAATTCTTTTATTAATGTATTTCTTTTGAAAATTTGTATTTTTTGCAAACTCATTCATCAAGAAAAATCTACTAACGGCTGGTTTAACCTCAAATTCATCTTGGTCAATTAAGAAACCGAGCATGGTAAATTGATACGTTTGCATATAAAATCTACGTCCATCTATTTGATCAATAGGTGAATTATCTTCAACCTTATCCATTATAATTGGGATATAGTGGCCCTTTACTATGGTATATGCCTGTCTTGATGCGAATTTTTGTAAAACTATTTTGTTAAACCTATTTAATTCTCTAAGTTTTGTACACACAATTGTTACCTCAAAGGTAATATCTACCGCAACAGGTTGTGGAATCTTATAAACGTCTGCACCCATTTGTGTTCCGTTCCAAGTTGCTACCGAAGCATAGTGAAACTGAAGTCTATCTGGTATTGTTCTGGTAACTGATGGATTTGTTCCCGGTTGAACGTCTGGTCTTCTAATAACACCAACAAATGGTACCTTTAAATTACCGTCATCATCTGAAAATTCCCAGGTATTCATAATTTGAGCCCACCTTTGAATTGTTAATATTTTAGGTATAACCGGTATTTGTTCGCCATCAGATATAACAACAAAGTTTTTCTTAATAAAATCCAACATCCCAGAATCTAAATCGTCGTGTAAAACAGAATCCGGAAGATAAGAATCAGATTTGGTTATTTTTTCCAATAATTCTTGTCTTCTTTCGGTAAGCTGTTTACCCTTGTAAATTTGAATATCTGTTTTTCTTTTAGGTATTCCCATGTTATACTCCTCTAAATTCTTGTTCCTGTGCAATTGCACAAGTAATCGTTCTATAGTATGGTTTAAAACCAAATAGATGATGTTTATTATCTGAAGTTACTCTACCGTCATTTGTAACGGTATAAAATCTAATTTTTTCTTCAGATTCTGGATATCCAATATAATCCCCATATCTTATATCTATACCTAATTCTTCTAAATGTTTAATATAAACGGATAAAAGTAAATTACCCGGCTCCAAATACCTAAGCATACCGCCTTTATATGAACTATTTTTAGATTCTTCTACCTTAACTAATGCATTGAATTCAATTGGTGGAAAATATTTGATCTCATCCTTACCAACTTCACCATATACATCGTCTTTATCAGTTTTTTGTCTATCAACCCTATAAAGAACCAACTTCATGTTTAAATCACCATGCAAATACTCCTGACCTATTTGTATTTGTAGGCTGAAATCCTCTTCAGAAAAGAATTTACTCATTCTTGTTATCGGTAATTTATTCTCCATAATATCTATAAATAGTTTAGAAAGTGTTTGTAATTAGTTATATTTTATAATGTATGGAAACTAAAATACCGGAAATAGTGGGTAGAGAAATATTACTGGCTTATGCTGGTTCGAACAATCACCTATTGGAACTTAAAAAAAGGCTTTTAGAAAGTAAACATTTTTCTTTGAGTAGAACTCAAGCTGATTATATTATCAAGAATGAAAAGACAATTCCAAAAGTAGCTAGAAAAAAAGTTAAATTATTTTCATCTTTTGCAGATAAGATAATGCTTGATAGGTTATTACCAAAACCACCTGAAGATATTTGGGTGGAAAAATTACTATGTGAAACAGATAAGGCATATCATATATGGGGTAAAGTTTTAGAATCTGATCAGATGCATTCTTTTTGGGTTCCTAAAATGGCGATAGTTCAGGAGGAGAAAAAATTAGATAGAGAAATTGATTATTCACCTTATGATGTTAGACCACCAATGGAACATCAAAAAACTGCAATCGAAAAACTTTTAGCCAATGATAAATTCATTCTTGCCGATGACATGGGTCTGGGTAAAACAACGGCCGCAGTTATTGGGTCTTTAGAAAGTGGAGCAAAGAAAATTTTAATTGTTTGTCCAGCATCTTTAAAAATTAACTGGGAGAGAGAAATTAAAAATTATACAGATAGAAGAATCTTACTTATTGAAGGTAAGAAATGGGGATCTACTTTTGACTATTATATTATCAACTATGATATATTAAAAAACTTTCACACAACAGATAAAAGTGAAGATAGTGAAGCATATCAATTAATTACAAATGCTGGATTTGATTTAGCAATTGTAGATGAGGCTCATTACATATCAAACTCAACAGCACAAAGAACCAAATTATTAAATGACATTCTTAGTAAAATACCTAAAGTATGGTTATTAACCGGTACACCAATGACATCTAGGCCGATTAACTATTATAATTTGCTTAAAATTGTTGAATCACCTTTAACTTTGAATTGGCAAAGTTATGTCTTTAGATATTGTGCCGGATATCAATTTAGAGTTGGTAACAGAAAGGTATGGAACACATCAGGGGCATCTAATCTAGATGAATTAAGGGAAAAGACTAAAAATCTTGTTTTAAGAAGAATGAAGACTGACATCTTGGATTTACCAGAAAAAATCATTACCCCTGTTTATTTAGAGCTCCAAAGTAGATTCTATGATCACGAACTAGAAGATTTTATTAGAATTACCAAAGAAAAAAGAAACAGCGAAAGTGTTTCAGTTACTTTAAATAGATTAATGAAACTTAGACAATTAATTGCTATTGAGAAAGTACCATACACTTGTGAATTCATTGACAAGTTTGTTGAACAAGATAAAAAGGTTATTGTGTTTACAAACTTCACAGCATCTTTAGATATGTTGCATGAAAAATACAAAAAGAACTCTGTTATTTTGGATGGTAGAATGAGTAAAGAAAAGAGACAGGAAAGTGTGGATAAATTTCAAAATAATGATAAAATTAAAATATTCATTTCAAACATTAAGGCTGGTGGCGTTGGTATTACTTTAACAGCGGCTGAAACCGTAATAATGAATGATCTATCATTTGTACCTGCCGATCACTCTCAAGCTGAAGATAGAGCATATAGATATGGCCAAAAGAACAGTGTATTAGTTTATTACCCTGTTTTTGAAAATACAATAGAAATCCAGGTATACAATATTTTACAAAAGAAAAAGGGGATTATTGACCAGGTTATGGGTGACGGAGAATATAGTGACACTTTTGCTGGTGAGTTACTTAAGAATTTATTATAGTTTTATAATAAATCCGGTATTTATAATAAAATGAAATCTGAATGAGTACCGTAATTAGTCTTCCAGAAAAGGAAAAGCTTTATAGCCAAATCCTACACTTATTAGGTATGCCTGTTAGGGGTGTAGAATTAACCGAAGAACAAATGGATTCTTTTTTAGAGTTATCCGTAAATGAATATGAACAGTATGTAAGCGATTGGTTAGTAGAATCACAATGGTCGTCATTAGTTGGACTGGATGTAGACAATCAGTCATTAACTAGAGCGTTTACCACTAGAGACATGAATTTTGAAAATCAATATACACATTCTTATTCTAAAATTGTTGGTTTACAAGCTGACGGCCCATGGGTACTTAAAAAAGATTATATTGAATTAGTGGCTAATCAACAAATATATGAAGTTCCAGCCGGACGAGAAATAAACGAATTGTTATGGTTTAGTAGAGCAGAACTTGCTGGTTCTGTTGCAGATCCGTTTTTAGGCGGTTTTGGTGGCCTAGGTGGCGTTGGATTTGGTGGAATGGGTGGTTTTGCTCAAGTGGGTTCATCAGGCTCTTATTTCATGTTTCCTGCATTTGACTTATTATTAAGAATGCAAGACAGAAATATTAAAAATAGATTATTTGGTGGTGAATTAACATATAGAATTACAGCTGGCCCTAATGGAACAAAATTTATACATTTAGCAAACGTTCCAGGTGGAAGATTTGATTTTGGTAATATAAAAAGACACGAGGATAAAGTTTGGTATTGGTATTATGATACCATGGATAGAGACACTTGTTTAGACGAGAACAAAGATGTTATTAAATTACCGTCTGATGTTATGACACAACAATTAGCTTGGGATGAGTTAAATAGACCAGCACAAAACTGGGTAAGAAAATACCTTACAACTTATTGCAAAGAATCTCTTGGTAGAATATATGGTAAATTTTCTGGAGACCTTAAGGTGCCAGATAGTGATGTTAAATTAGATTACACATCATTACTTACAGAAGCAAAAGATGAAAGAATGAAACTGAATGAAGAATTGATGTTAAGATTAGAAAGACTTCGTCCAGACAAAATGCTTGAAAGAAAAGGTAATGAAGCAGAGAACCTAAACAAGGCCCTGAAATTCAGAGCCATGCCAAGTCCATTTAATGTTATTTAATCCATAGGTATAGAAGCGTGATATGCATAATCATGTCCATTATTCTCAATGATTTCTTCATCTTTAAGATCTTTAACACTTTCTGCTTGAAATGAAACAACCTTTCTATTATAATCGACCCATTTTTGATCTACAATATTTAAACTATCTTCAACATACATAAAGAAAGGGTCTTTATTTACTTTATTCCAAAATAAAACCTCGCCATCTGATAATGTCATTACCTCATCTAAACTATCTTGGCCACCTTCTTTAAGTGGAAACCCAGAAACTAATTCACATTGTTTTTTTGTGAATTGTTGTTCGTCAATTGGGTCTTCAATTAAAATACTATCTCTAATTTCAGGTTTAAATACAACCAAAAGTGGTTCAATTCTCTTATTAAATGTAGTAATATTTCTAGCAACATTATACTCTCCAGTCATATCAGGATTATTAACCAATTCTTTTTCTGGAATCATGTAACAATTCACTTGAATATAATCTTTTGGTATTTCATTACCATATTTAAGCAAATAATCTTCTTTCTCTTTTTTCGTTGGTTTTGTTATTTTCTTAACATCACCATCACCTTTTTTAGAACCATTATTTATGTAATAAATTGTTTCACCCAATGTTGCGTGGTAATTATTTTCTAATATTAATTCCATATGCGCTTGACGAGACATTGTAGAACCTGACTTGGTTGTTTTCTTACAATGTTTTTTATAATCATCCGCACTTTGTTTAACACGAGCCTTACTAGCGATCTTAGCTAATGGTATTTCTTTATTATATAATTTTTTGATGGTTGAATAATATAAGTTTAAAAAATCTTGACCATCTCCATTAAGTAATTTTACTAACCCCTCATCTAAGAATTCAACAACAAACTGCTGAAGTCTTTTAGATTTTATAGTATTACCTGTTAGTTTTATTTTTTCTTTTCCTTTCTTAATTATTTTAATGATATAATTTTTTCTAGAAAGATTAATACATGCTGGTGCCATATAATCAATATCCAATCCCATTTCATTTCTCATAAACAGATCATTGAATTCTGCAGTATCAGCCTCAACACCATAATATTCTTTACCTTCTTGAACCATTTCATTAAGCCCCTTACCAACATATTTGTGATCATTAATATCTTCAGGTGTTTCAAAGTTCACACCATCTGTATCCATAACAAGTGGTTTATAATTTTTACTTTGAAAAAACATAATCATCATTCGTAAACACTGGCGACCAACACATGTAATTGTTTCACCCATATCCATATCACCCCAAGGAAAAACATGTGGTGCTGATAACGAACCAAAATATGCGTTTATAAAAATCTTAATTGGTAATTGCTTTCGATCATACATCTCGGATAAAACCGGATTGCTATTCTTTAATTCACCAGCAAGAAGTTTATATTTAATACGAATGTTACGAAAATATTTTAACATAGATTTCTGAACACCCATTACATCACATTCAGGGAAAACATCATATACAAGTTGTATTGATGGATAAAGTGATGCATAGTCAAACTTCACAATATTTTTTGAAAAACCAACGTTTAGTAAACGAGATAATCCACCAGTAATTGGTCTCTTTTCGTCTTTAAGTGGTATTGCCAAATTATTATCATAAGACCATGCAAGCATTAATATCTTCCAGAGAGTTGCGGTACCCATTGTTGATATTCTCTCATATGTTGTTGGAATTACTTTAGATAATAAAAATGTTGATTGACTAAATGAATCATCAACAACCATTGTTTCATATAAGTCATCATCAAGATATTGTTCAACAATTCTTTGACCTGGCCATATTTCAAATTTACCGGGGTATTTTTCTAATAAACCATCAGTCCCTAAATCCCCAATTTTCTTATAACCTCCTGTTTTAGGATTTACATAATAACTTTCATTATCGAGATATATTTTAGAAATAAATGCACCATCAACGTACACACGATTTTCTTTTTCTTTCTCTAGATATTTTGTAATATATTTTAATCCCCAGCTTTTAATTTCAGAATTAATCGCTTGTGCTCTTCTAACAGCATGAGCAATATCGACAATATTAAACCCCCACAACACATATTGCGTATATGGTTCAACTTCGTTTGCTAACTTTAATTTACCCTCTTTTATTCTAAGTGGATTGTCGTTTAGTATTTTAGTTAATTTATTTATATTCAAACCCAAAATCTCAGCTCTCTTTAAAATAAATGGTAAGTCAAACGCAGCAGAATTATATCCACCAATAATACTTGGTTTTAATTCTTTTATTATTTTAAAAAACTCTTCAATACATCTTTTCTCACCATCTTCACCATATGCGTTTAATAACTTGCTATAACCTCTATTATCTTTAACTCCGATTAGAATGATATTAGTTGTCTCCGGATCTAAACCAGTTGTCTCAATGTCAAATACAAGTCGATGTACTTCAGAATAATCTTCAATACCCTTAAATAATCTCTTTTTTTTCTGAACCAAATACTGTTCAGCTGGTGACAATATTTGAAATTGAGATTTGAAATCTTCACCCCAAGGATCAATCCCACCATCTTTAAAAAATGCTATTAGAGATTGATAACCATTAGTACTCTTAACTAGATATTTTAATCCGGCCTCTAATCTATCATTACCCATGGTTTCAAGCTTGGTACTTAATATACCATATTGCCCCATTTTCTTTTTCTGTAATTCCTTGCTTCCATTATAGAAGTTAAATCCAGATAAGTCTCCGGCCCAAAGAAATGGTGTAAAAGTATCCTCAAGGACAATTTTACCTCTTTCTGGGTGTTGTATAATTTTGTAAATTTTATTCTTTCGGTAGTCATATTCAACACCGACAATGAATCTTTCGGGGTCAGACCCGTTCAAGAAGGTTTCGATAACCTCTTGAGAAATAATCTCTTGCATGGTTTGTAATTTATGGATGACACATTAGCTTACGGAAAATCCGTAATTAGCCTTAATTAACCATAAAAATACATAAAAAATTTGAAAAAAACAAAAACTAAATAATATTGATATATAATTTTTCTCGTATAGGGAGAATTAATTTTGTTGTTGGGTATGAGTTTGTGTCCAGGAATTGAACATTAATTTTACCTTCAAACTTACCCGTTTTAGAGGTTTGATACTCTGTAAATCTGTATGTTATGTAATATTCTAGTGTTGTCTGATTATATTTTTTGTTTCTGGTAGTTAAAAGACATTGTGCATTTAAAACATATGGTTCACCGGTTTTGTGGTCATACATTTCAAACGTTATGTCAGAATTTTCCAATAAATCGTTTAACGATGATTTATCATTCTTTCCATCATCAATTAATCTGAGTTTTAATATCGGGTCAGTTGCACCTTGTCTTATAAAAAATTCCATATGTTATAAATATTAATTATACAGTATTATTTGCACTATTAAGTGTAATATCAAAATACAATGGAGAATTTGATGGTATACTACCACCACCATTACAACCATATGCCAATGATGATGGTATGATTAATTTAATTCTTCCCCCAACTTGTATTAGTGGTAAACCTATTTGCCAACCTTGAATTAGTGCATTTAATGGAAATGATGCGTTTGTCCCCGAATCAAATGTTGTGTTATTCATTAACTTACCAATATAATTAGTATTAACCGTTGATGATAACGTTGGGTATCCACCACTTCCTTGTGTTATAATTTCATATAAAATACCACTTGAATCTGTTGTATAATTTATTCCATTATTTGTGGCATATGAAATCATAGTTGATGTCTCACCTGAAACAGGGGCCGGTGTACAAGTAGGTGTAGGTGTTGGAGTCGCCGTAGGTGTTGGTGGTTCTAGTATTCCCCATTTATTTTTTAAATAGTTTTCAGTGTTCACAATTTCGCTATTATTTAATGTTTTAGTATATAATAACATTTCACCAATGTAACCATCTAAATCTTCAGTAGCTGATGCCGTTTCACCAATATAAAACACGTTTGTATCTGAACTTGTAATTCCACTAACATTTTGACTAAAAGTTAAAACTTTTTCTTGCCCATCTATTCTAAATTTCAATCTATCATTATTACCTACTTGTGTACCATCAAAAACTGCAGTAAAAACATGAAAACTAGTTTCAATAGGTGTGGCAAATGTAGTAGCCAAACCTTGACCCATCCCAATCCTGTAATTTCCATTAGTAATTCCTAACCAACTTGCATTTCTTTGATCACCACCACTACCTAATTGAACCATTGTGTTTGTAGCCGCCGGATTATTAAACTTACCAACAATAATCATAGTATTACCGGATAATGATTGGAAATTAGTAATTGGGTTTATTGTAAATAAATCATTAACTCCATCAAAATAAGAAACGTTTAAACCATTTTGATAAGATGTAACCTGTTTAGGCCTCTTTATCCCCGTAGAGTTTGATGGTTTTACTGTACCCGTTGATTTATCATTAACTGCAACAATTTCATTCCCATTTAATGATATTGTTGAATTATCCGAATAATCATACCAAATTTCTAATGTAGGGTCAGCAGCAACTGGTGGTGCAGGTGTAGGGGTTGGAGTTGGTGTTTCCGTACTAGTAGGTGTAGGAGTACTACTTTCTGTAGGTGTTGGAGTTGGCGTTTCAGTAGATGTTGGTATAGGTGTACTACTTTCTGTAGGTGTAGGGGTTGGTGTTTCCGTACTCGTTGGTGTAGGGGTTTCCGTACTCGTAGGTGTAGGCGTCGCCGTTGGTTCCACAGTAACAGTTGCTGTAGGTATTGGTGTACTTGTTGGTGTTGGAGTTAAACACACAACATTATTACAATCAGAAACTATTGTTAATGTATCCAAATCATAATCAAATGTTGGCCCCAAATCAATACCTACAATCTCATAACACACACTATTACCAACACTATATGTTATTCCAGCTAATCCGCTTGTTAAACTTCTACCTATTTTATTATGTGTTTGATTACAATCTCTTAAATAATAATAGTAATAAACAACCGGAGTTGCGGTTGGTACTGCAGTTGCTGTTGCTGTAGGAGCTGGTGTACTAGTTGGGGCGCTTGTTGGTGTAGATGTTGGTATTGGTGTGCTAGTTGGCGTTGCTGTTGGCGGAACCGGTGTTGCGGTCGGCGTAGATGTTGGTATAGGTGTACTAGTTGGTGTTGGCGTTACTATTGAACGCAAATCATCAACACAATCTAAACCACATATGTAGAAATCATAATGCTCCAATATATTTAAAAAATCATGTCTAACATGAACGAAGTCTAATGGTTCCTCATAATACTTTATTGATTTCATTTTAAAACAACAAACACCATTATGAATATTATTCATTAATCCAGTTCCAGCACCCCAAGATTGTATAAATGGTTGTGTTCCTCTTGTTGATGGAATAACCTCCTCCCAATTTTCTAATTTATAAATTGGTCTACCATTAACATATATCTTAAGTGTCCCTAATCTTCTTTGTCTTTCATCTGCCCATTTTTGGCTTAAAGATTCAGCCGGGTCCCAAACAGTTAATTGTGTTGACGTTACTGCGGTGACTTCTATATCTTGATATGGCGAGGTCCTAAACCCTATCATATCATTAAATCCACCATCATTTTCAATATCACAACGATCGTAATGTTTATATCTATCAAAAGTTATTGTAATATTAAAATCCTTAGTTGCATCGGTTGTACATAAAGTTGGTGTTTGTCCACTAGACAGATAATATGATTCAGAGTACTCCCCGTTTACACATGCACCGGAATAACGATAAGCGGACCATTTTATTCTTCCATCAGAAGTAAAACCAAAGGAAAGATTATTATCAGCATAGTCCGAAATATCGTTGGTACCCCTTACACCCCAATAGTAAAATATACCACCAGAAGCCCAACTTAGGTTATTTCTATTAAAAATAAAATCCAATGTCCAACCTTTTTCTGTTCTTCTTGCCAATGTTGGTGTACAATTATCTGTCCCTTGACCCTGATTAAAATCATATGCCCATGGTTTAACAACCTGAATTGGGGCCAAAGGTGAACAAGCATTTGAATTAGTAATGTTTTTTCTTGATTTATAAACATCCGTAGTAAATCCAGAAATTAATTGTGGTTTTGTATAACCAGTTAAAGCGTTTGAATCTGGGTAGGCTAAATTATAAGAACCAATTTTAAAATAATGAGTTTCCCCATTAATTAATGTGAATTTATATCTATTTGAGTCTAATATTATGTTTTTATAGTTAACACCAAAATGATTGGTAAAATCATTATAGTTAAGTGTCATTGCCAACCCAGAATAGGTATAACCACTAATTAAATCTGAAATATTGTCTTCAGTTAGGTTAATTAAGTTTTTTTGACACTGTAAATCGGTTAAATCCTGATTTATTTTTAAACTTTCATAAACTATTGGCTTATACAGGTTCAAAACGTCAATATCATAGTCATTATCGACTTTTGTGATTTCATAATCATAAAATTCTGACGAATCTAGCGTGGCATCCAGTCTTGTACCATAAAACTTTAAAATATTCTGACTATTCATATTTAAATAAATATCTTTCATACCGTTTGATATTTATATAAAAAAGATTCAATGAACGATTTTATAAAACAAGTGATAGAAGAGAAGTTTGCATCAAAAGCTCAACAAAGGTATTTCTACGCGAAAGCCAATGAAAAGGGTACACCTAAAAAAGAAAAGAAAAAGTGGAAAAAGTGGGCTAGCGAGTTTTCTAGCGACACTAATTTTGAAAAAATACCAGATAAAGTAGAAAATAAAGAGGAAGATATTGAAGAAGTTGTTGATGAAAAGGGTAATATTAAGAGAGGTGATATCCCAACTCAAATTAAAAAATCTTTAGTTGGGGCTAAAAAAAGAACAGATAAAGTTGTAAAAGCAGCTAGTGGGGCGATGGGTTCTCATAGTATTTACGGAACATATTCTTCAGTAATTAATAATTTTAATAACCTATATGAAGAAAATGGGGGAAAAGAAGATGTAAAAGAAATTGCGATGGATGATACCCTGGGATATGAAAATACCATGGGTGATGACAAAACATATGACGAAGCGTATAACTACTTTATTAAAGACTTAGGTCTTCCAGAAGATGAAGCTAAAGATAGATTAGCCGCGATGGGGTATATAGAGGGACAAAAAGACTTAGTTAGATTGGTCGAGAATCCTAAAAAATTCATGCAGGACTATATTGAAAGCGTTTTGGTTAAAAAATCTCAAGATTCGGATGTTTTAGAAAAAGAAGATGAACAAACCGTTAATCCATTAATATTAAAACAAATAGATTCACTTAAAAAAACTTTAATAAAAAATAATATTCCGGTTGATAAAATAGTAAAACGTCTAAAAGGTGAATAGTCAATTAAAAAATAACGTTTATGATGTCCCAGAGGAAGTGTTAAATAAAATTAATTCAACGCTTTCTACTATCAAAGATCCAAATGTAATTGGAATAGATAGGGCTAAAAAATTGATTAATGATAAAAAAGTAACCTACGGACAATTAAAAAGAATTATTCACGACATCAAGAATCTTGATAAAAACACCGAACAAACCAGATATAATTTATATGGTGGCGAGGTAATGGAAAAATGGTCTAATACTTTTTTAGATGGTGAGAGGCAATTAGTTAGATCAAAAAAACTTGCTTCACATAATATTAATAATAATACGGGAATGAATGGGTTGAGAAAGAATCCATTTAGAAAAGAAGGTGAAAGAAAACACAGTAATAAAATGTCTGTTGATTTATTAAAATCAAATTCAGAAGAAAATTCAGTTTCCTCACTAAAACAGAACGGTTTATTTGAGCAAATTAAAAGAATTAAAAAATTAATGTAAATATGGCAACACAATTAGAAATTATTGCTGAAAAAGAAAGACAGGCACATTTAACAAGAAATTCATACATTGAAAAAAATGGTTATGGTACAACACATGAAAATGCACTATCAAATGGTGACGAAAAAGGTAAGGGTGAAACTGCCACAATTGGTTCATCTCTAGATATTCAAACTAGAGTTAATAATTTACTTAAAAACCCTTATTCTTCAAATAATGAATATAATTCAAAAAACCCTAATGCATTATCAGATGGTGATGAAAAGGGAAAGGGCGAAAATGGTACTATTGGGTCTTCTGTTGATATACTAACCAGAAATGAGCTAATGGCTAAAAACACATACTTTCAAAACAAAGGTTATGGTGTAACTAACCCTAATGCATTATCAGACGATGATGAGAAGGGAAAAGGTGAGAATAATGGTAAAATCGGGTCACTAACTGACATAAAGACTAGAACCGAAAGCTTAAGTAGAAACCCATATAATAATCAAAATGGTTATAATAGCACAAACCCTAATGCGTTATCAGATGGTGACGAAAAAGGAAAAGGTGAAAACAATGGATCTATTGGATCATTAACTGATATTAATTTAAGAAATGATAGTGTAGCTAGAAATAAATTTGGCGCAACAAAAGGTTATCCAGATTTTTAATATGACATTAAACGAATACTATATTGATATACTAGAAGAACAAAATGATCTTGTTCTTAAAACAACTAAAAATAAACCTTTAGTGGATGCTATTACAAATAGGCATCCTATTAGTTTTTTCTATACTGGCCCAAGAAAACCTAAAAAAACAAGTGTAAGGGCTGGTTATCGTGTAAAAGCGGAGCCCGTTGCATTAGGATTAAATAAAAAAGGTAGACTTGTTGTTAGAGCGTGGATCGATAATCCTTCGGTATCAAAAAGAGGAACACCTAGTAATGTTGGAAACGAAAAAGCAAATTATGGTTGGAGAACATTTTTGGCAGTAAGAATGAATAATGTTAACGTTTTAAAAGATGAAACTTTTGATACCCCTAGAGAAAAATTTAACGGTGGTGGTGATGACAAGTCAATGAGTGTAACATATGTTAGTACTGATTTCTCAGCTAAACCAAAAGAACCAAAAGTAAAACCGGAGCCAAAAGTTGTAGCCCCTAAAGCTGAACCAGTAAAACCAACAAAAAAACCTGGAGTAACAAAAACAACCAGAAATTTTGATAAAGAAATGACAACAGCACAAAATGATTTGGCAAAGATTGTTTCTGATTTAAAATCAACAAACGAAAAATACAAACAAGTTAAAGATACTCCGGAAGCAGAACCTCTTTTAAACACATTAAAAGATTTAACAGCAAAGAAAAAGGAACTAGTAGTTAAGATTGATGATCTAGTTAATCAAATTGCACAGTCTGGTGTCGATATGAAAAATGTTAATGTTCAGAAATTTTTAAGTGCTAATAGAGCCATTAAAACAGAACCAGAAATTAACATACCAGAACCAACTAAAAAACCAACTAAAAAACCAAACGAACCAAATCAATCTACAGATAAAACTAAACTACCAGAACCTAAAAAAACTGAAAAACCAAACAAAAGTCCAGAAGATGAAAATCGATATGATCTAAGTGAATCTTTTGTTCATAGAGTTAAAAAACTTATTTCGTATTTTTAACTTTATTTTTGGTTATAATTAGAATATATTTATTAATATGACACAATTAAATACCGGCCCAATTAGTTCAAACGATTTGATGCAAAAATTGGCGCAAGCAAAAAAGATAATGAATAAAGTAGATACGGGTAATTTCGAGAGAGGTCACGTTAATGAGCAAGTATTAATGAATGATCCAGAAGAATATATTCATACAAATAATATGCCACCATTATCCGAGACAAGAAATGTATCAGCCCCGGTTAATTTTGATAAAATAGAAAACTCCAAATTACCCGATGCAATCAAAAAAGCTATGAGGGAGAATCCAATACAACAAATGCCGCAAATTTCATTAAATGAAACACTGGACATGGATTTTATAAAAGGGGCAAAGAGATTAATGGAACAAGAAGGTGTCCCTTCTAAAAAAACACAGCCACAGCAAAGACAAGCCCCAAGTACAACTACAGCTGGTAATGTTGATATGAACGCAATCGCAGTTCTTATTGAAAACACAGTTCGCAAAGTGATGGATGAAAAATTAAATCAAATCCTTAGTGCATCTACAACAGCATCGATTAATGAAAATTTGGTGTTAAAGGTTGGTGATTCTATTTTTAAGGGTAAAATCACTGGTGTAAATAAAGCGAAGTAATTTACTTTTATTTTTTAATCCCTTATACTAGACATATAATATTAATATATGTCAAAAGTAAGAGTTTTAGCCATTCCATCAGACGCTCACGGAGTTGGGAAATACAGGATATTAGATCCATTTAAATTTATTGGTAACAATTTTAATAATGATATTCATGTTGATATTGTTATGAACTTAGAAGACAACGATGCTGTTTTCGATAATTACGATGTTGTCATTTTTCATAGCTTCATTCATCAGGTTAATCACGAAAGAAACGTAGAAAGAGTTAAGTGGTTAAAAGCCAAAGGAATTAAAACAGTAATGGATATTGATGACTTTTGGACCGTTGATCAAAGACACCCACTATATGAACAAATAAGACTTGCTAAAGTTGGTGAAAAAAAGGCTGAACTATTAAAGCTAGTTGACTACATCACGTGTACAACACCATTTTTTGCTAATGAAATCAAAAAAAGGTTAAACCTAACAAAAAATATTTTTGTTTTCCCAAATGCGGTTGATGAAAACGAACCACAATTTAAACCAAATCCAATTCAATCCGATAGATTAAGATTTGGCTGGTTAGGCGGTTCATCTCACTTACATGATATTGAATTATTAAAATCTGGAATTGAAAGTATACAAAGCACCGATTTAAATAAAACACAGTTTGTTTTATGCGGTTTTGATATTAGAGGAAGCGTCACAGAAATAGACAAATCAACTGGTCAACAAAGACAAAGACCAATTATGCCACACGAAACGGTTTGGAGCAAATATGAGAGTATTTTTACAAACTCATATAAAGTATTAGACGAGAACTATAAGAACCACTTAACATCATTTAAACAAATTGATTACGAATCAATGGATGTTCCTTATGTTAGAAGATGGACACAAGAAGTTAGCAAGTATGCTATGAACTACAACTATTTTGATGTATCGTTAGCTCCACTTGTTGAATCTTTTTTTAATTCGTGCAAATCTCAATTAAAAGTTATTGAAGCCGGATTTCATAAAAAAGCAATTATCGCAAGTGAAACTAACCCATATACAATAGATTTAGTGTCGGCGGTTGACAATGGTGTATTCAACGATAAAGGTAACGCGCTTGTGGTTTCACCTAGAAAAAACCACAAAGATTGGGCTAAACATATGAAAAGGCTAGTCAATAACCCTAATTTAGTTCAAGACTTAGGTAACAGACTATATGAAACCGTTAAGGTTAATTACTCCTTAAAAAAGGTGTGTGATGATAGGGTTGAGTTTTTAAAATTAATTACCACCAAATAATTGTTACTTTTTTTGTTTTTATAAATTAAATCATCTATATTAGTAACGAACAATAAAATATAAAAATTATGTATTATCTAATTACAATTGGTTACGAAACCGAACAAACGGACAGAGAAGGTAACCCAAGAATTAAAAAAGTTAAGTATGTGTTGCAAGCTAACTCTGTAGAAGAAGCAACTATCGTTGCTGCCAAGTATCGATCTGGTGATATCAGAGGTAGTGAGAGCCTAAGCGTCTCTAAGATGCAAATTGAGTGTGTCATTGATGAAAAAAACACACCAGAATATTACAAATAAAATATGATATCTAAGGATAGGATTGAAAAAAATAAAGAAAAATTTCAAGAAACTAACCTAAGGTATAATATTTTTACAAAAGAGTTAGAGGAGTTTCTGGGGAGTGATTTTTATCATGCCCCAGCTTCTCCTTCTTTAGATTTATATGGTTGCTATCCTGGAGGTCTATTAGATCATTTAATGAAGGTTTGTAAGTACTCATTAAACATAAACGATATTCTACCAGAAAAAATAAAATTAAATAAAGAAAAAATAATAAAAACCGTTTTTCTCTCTCAAATAGGAAAAGTGTTTCTTTTTAAAATGAATGATAGTGAATGGCATAGAACCAATTTAGGTAAAATGTACGTTTATAATTCAGAAGGAATGACAGCTCTTAAAGTTGGAGAAAGAAGTGTTTACTATGCAACCAAATATGGTTGTTCGTTAGAAGAAGATGAATACCAAGCGATTATAAACATAGACAAAGATTCTGATGATAAAATGGCCAAATGGCATTCATTAATTTTAAGCCAAGTAATGAAACACGGATTTGAATTAGCATTAATAGAAGAAAAATATGGAACAAGGTAATTTTCAAGAAATTCTAGATAAATTAAAAGAGTATGAAAAACTATTATCGGTAGATGATACTGATGATACAATTGATGAAGAATTAGCCAAGCAAATAAATTTAACATTGGATGATTTAAATAATGAAATTTATAATGCACAGAAAGAGGAATATTCAAAACTTTCGGTTAAATATATAAATAAATCTACCAATGAAGATCCAAAATTTGCGTACGAGGGTGATAGTGGGTTTGATCTTAGAGCGGATATTGATGAACCAATCGTTTTAAACCCTTTGAAAAGAGTTTTAGTCCCAACTGGACTATATTTTGAATTAGAAAAAGGTACAGAAATACAAGTTAGACCAAGAAGTGGTTTAGCCATAAAAAATGGCATTACTGTTTTAAATAGCCCAGGAACAGTTGATAGTCATTATAGAGGAGAAGTTAAGATTCCGTTAATTAATCTAGGAGAAGAGCCGTTTACAATACAAAAAGGTGACAGAATTGCACAAGCCGTGATTATGCCAGTGTTCGGTGAGGGTAAGATTATTTTAGCTAAAACAGAGGTGATTAATGAAACCTTAAGAGGTGATGGTGGATTTAATTCTAGTGGAATTAAGTGATATTTATAAGTGTGACAATAATCGTAAATTAAAACTCAAACAACTTGATTAAGTCGAAAACAAAACCAGGACTAGTAGAAGAAAAGAAAATACCACATAAGCAGAGAATTAGAGAAATCATCAAAAAACCAAAAGAAAAGTTCCTTACTAAAAATCAAGAAAAATATTGGGATATTTTAGGCGAAAACCAAATAACGTTATGTTTTGGTCCCGCTGGTGTTGGTAAATCATATATAGCAATGAAAAGGGCTGTAGATTTACTACATGATGATGATAATAAATTTGAAAAAATCATCATAGTTAGACCGGCCGTTGAAGCTGAAGAAAAATTAGGTTCTTTACCTGGTGGACTAGAAGAAAAATTAGATCCCTACATTTATCCATCATATTATTTACTAAATAAAATAATCGGTAAAGAAGCTAGAGAACAACTAAAAGATGAGGGTTATATCGAAGTTGCTGCATTAGCATATATGAGAGGATGGAATGTTGATAATACAATTCTAGTTTTTGAAGAAGCCCAGAATGCCACTCCGTCTCAAATAAAATTACTATTAACCCGTATTGGTTTTAATTCTAAATTTTTCTTATCTGGAGATCTAGAACAATCTGACAAATATAAAGATAAAACGAAATCAGGATTATATGACGCCAAAAAAAGATTAGACGGCGTTAGAGGAATTGGTGTTTTTGAATTTGGACATGAGGATATTGTTAGAAACCCAATCATTGGTGAAATATTAAATAGATACGAGTAATTACTCATTTACTTTTTTTAAAATAAACCCTATCTTTTGGAATATGAATATCTATATTTCAATCGATGGGGTTTTACGTAATTTTGTAAACAGGTTTCATTATCATTATGAAAATGCTTACATAAATGTTGATGAAGAGGAAGGATCAACAGATACTTTTGAATATAAAATTACTGATCCAATCACTAATTTAAACCTAACAGATCATTTTGCTTTTCAATCTAAAGAGCAAAGCGATCACTTTCAGTACATAGAATATCCAATGGAACTCTATGGCCACTCTCCAGTTAGTTATATCAACGTGTATAACGAATTTAATAAATTTGTCTTTGATTATAAAGATCATGACGTTTATTTAGTCGGTTTGGATGAATATGCTAAAGCAAAACCAGCAACATTATTTTTCTTAGCTAGAAGTGGTTTTATGCCCAATAATATTAAATTTATTTTAAGTGAAAATATTAGTCAAGAATGGGATAAAGCTGATGTATGGATATCTGATTCTAAAAGAATTTTAGATTTAAAACCAGATAATAAAGAATTTATATTATTTGAAACAACCTATAACAATTTCTTTACTTACGAGAAAAAAATTAATAAATTAAGTGATATTAATATTGATAATCAAAACAATATTATATTCAATAAAGACGAACAAAAACAATTAGATGCATAAGTTTCATGGAAAAGATTATTACATTGATATCGACGGAATCGTTGAAAAATGTAGAACAGGCGGCACAATAAGTGACGAGGAGGGTAAAGACGTTATTGAAATAAACGTTTTTAAATATGAGTTAATAAAAATGATGTTAGATAGAGTATTAAATGAATTTGAAGACGAAGGTGAAGATGATATGCTTTCTTCTTTAAAAGATGGGCCGGGATCATTATCATTTAATCTTGCTTTTAATACCCTAATACAATACGGAATAATAAACGAAGAAATATAAAAAAATGAGTGAAAAATTAAAAAACATCGAAAAATTAGAAGACGCTCTAACCAGAATTGAATCCAAAGAAAATGCGATTTATTTTTTGTGTTATGACACTAAAGGTAATGCTAGGGCTTCAGTTAAACATATCTATGATATGGCATTATATTTAAAACAAGCAGGTATGAATGCCAAGATACTCGTTGAAGACTCAAAGTATAGTGGGGTATCAGCGTGGCTTGGAGATTCTTATAAAGAAATACCAGTAGTATCAATTAAGGAAGATAAGGTAGAAATGAGTATTGACGATATTCTCGTTGTACCAGAAAGTTATGCTAACGTTTTACAACAATTAGCGAATGTTAGATGTACTAAAATAATGTTAGTTCAACAAAAAGAATACATGTTTGACACACTATCTATTGGAAGTAGATTTAGTGATTTTGGCTTTGATAAAGTTATCACAACAACAGAATCAGCTAAAAAATATATTTTAGAATACTTTCCAGAATCTTTAGTCTTTATTATTCCTCCTGTTATTGAGGATCATTTTAGTGTACCTACGTCCCCATCAAAACCTTTTATTGCTATTAGTTGTAGAGATAGGGTTAAACATAGAAAACTAATATCTGAATTCTATTTAAAATATCCACAACTAAGATGGGTTACATTTAGAGATATGGTTCAAATGTCAAATTCAGAATTTGCTGAAGGATTAAAGGAATGTTTTGTTTCATTATGGTTAGATGATGATAGTACTTTTGGAACTTTTCCATTAGAGTCTATGAAATCGGGTGTACCAATTATTGGTAAAATACCAATGACAGAACCTGATTGGTTATCTGAAAATGGTATGTGGACATATGATGAAAGTAAACTTATTGAATTACTAGGCACATATTGTTTAGCTTGGTTAGAGGGTGTTGAAATTAATGATGATGTAAAACAAAAAATGCAAGAAACCTTATTACCATATAATAAAGAAATAACAAAAAACAATACCATTAACATTTTTGAATCATTTAATTCTAAAAGAAAAGAAACGATTTTAAAAGGATTAGAAAAATTAAAACAAGAAGAAACTGTATGAAAAATATAACAATAATCTTACCGGTTCACAAACTAGACGATGATTATAATTTAATGTTACAAAACGCTGTAGAATCAGCAAAAGAATTTTACAACGATGTTAAACTAATGATCGTTGCACCTACAACATTAAAAGGTGCCCTAGAGGCTGTAGACTTAGGTAAAAAGCTAGAGATCGAATACAAATACCATAGTAAAAATACGGATTTTTGTTCTCAAATAAATGAGGGTATAGATAATTGTAAAACAGATTGGTTTTCAATTTTAGAAGTTGATGATGAGTATCAAAAAATATGGCTAAAGTCTATTAATCAACATATCAAAGAAAATGCGGATGTTGATGTTTTTTTACCTATTGTTAAAGATGTTGATGAGGAGGGTAATTTTACAAACTTCACAAATGAATCTGTTTGGGCATATGGGTTTTCGGAAAAACAAGGTATGATCGATAACGAAGTTTTACTTGAATATCAAAGTTATCAAATCAGTGGCGGTTTATATAAAACAAAGGTTGTTAAAGAAAATGGTGGGTTTAAAGAAAATGTTAAATTAACCTTTGGTTATGAATTTTTATTAAGACTTACACATAATGGGGCAAAAATTATGGTTGTTCCTAGAATTGGTTACAGACATGTTAATTTAAGAGAAGACTCATTATTCTGGTTATATAAAAATGATGAAAAAACAAAGCTAGCAGAAAACGAAGCCAAATTCTGGGTGGAAACAGCAAAAAAAGAATTTTTCTTTACCAATAAACGAGAAGTAAATTATAATGGAAATTAATGCCAAGAAAAAGAACCCAAAAAGTTTATTTTGGGGAGGATCAAGAAAAGGCGGTAGTCATGTACCTAGACAGTATTGATGAGGCAGAAAGAAATAAGATATTCAATGAATATTTACGAGAACCCCTAGTTATTATGGTTGAAAGTATCATAAGAAGATACAAACTATACAGAAAAGATATGGATTTTGAGGACTTACACACCGATACAATGTCCTTTCTAATAACAAAAATTAATAAATTTGATCACACAAAAAACCATAAAGCGTATTCTTACTTTGGAACAATATGTAAGAACTACTTAATGGGTGCAATTCAAAAAGACACTAAAGAACAAAACAGAAGCATTTCATACGAAGATATATCTGAAGACATCGAAAGTAGAGTTGAGTTTTCGTATACTATAGATGAGTACCATATTGATTATACAACAGTTATAATTAATTTAACTAACAAATTAGAGGATTTCATTGAAAAAGAAGATCTAACTGATAATGAAAAAAAATTGGGGTATGCGCTTCTAGAGATTTTTAGCAACTTTGACCAGATTTTTCAAATAGGTGACGGTAATAAGTTTAACAAGAATTTAATTCTTTTGTCTTTAAGAGAAATGACATCCCTATCAACTAAGGAAATTAGAATATCACTTAAAAGATATAAATTATTATATGATGGTGTTTTAGGTAGATTTTTAGAGTAAACCCTATTTATTATTATGAGACCACCAAAGAAAAATTTAGCGATAGATACAGATTCTGCGCTAGCACTGATGCAGGAAATCTACCATGATATTGTAGAGCAAAAAAATACTGCCACACTGATTATGAAAAAGATGCTTTCTTTTATGAAGGAATCTGAAGACATGTCCGTTATTGGACCAGTAATTAAAGAGCAACAAAAGATCCTAAACGAATGTACCGAAAAGAAATTATCTTTAGTTAAGATTCAGAATACCCTTATTCAAAAGGGTGGAGGATCTACAGATAAGTTCTCAGGAGGTAAAATGACACTTACTGATGAGGATAGAGAATTACTTGAAAAATTAGTTGGAGACAACGATAATGACAAAGGTCAAAAATATGAACTATAATGATAGATCTTAAAAATAAACAAAGGGAAATTAAATCCAAGTTTAAAATCATCCAACAAGCTAGTGATAGAAAAAAGGATGTTGATGATCTATTAAAAAAATATGACGATACTTTAGAAAACTTACAAGGTCAAGTTGCTAGTACGTTAGAGAGTTATGCTGATATAGCAAAAAAAAAGATACCAAACGTTGAAAATATATTTGAAAAAATAACTAAAGACCTCCAAAAAATACTTCCAGTCAAACAGAAAGATGGCGAAAGTATGCTTAGAAAAATAACTAGAGATTCCGTAAAAGAAACAACAGAATCAATTAAACCTATTTTTTTAGATAATGTCAGAAAGTTATTTTTTGCTAGTGATAGTGATATGAATTGTGGTACCACAACACTAATGCCAGTTAGTGGATTGACAATATCTCCCAAAGAATTTGATTATTTAGAAATGTTACAAACCGACCCACAAACTGGGCTAGGTAAAATCATATATGAGGGTGTACAATCTAGTGGTGATAAAATAAAAATGAATAAAATATTTTATGAAAAGTTTAGCGGAGGATCATATATATTTCAATCAATAGATGAAACACAATTATTTTCAATGGAGTGGGATAGTGCCATTCAAAAATATAAAATAGAAGGACTTCAAGGTGCTGGTACAACGATTGACCAGTTCATAACAAAATACTATGAGACTATAGAGTTTCCAAAAATTTCAGATATTTTAAAAAATAGTTTTTCCATGTTGATCCCGGCTGGCGGAATCAATGTAACTAATGGTAGTTATGATATTAATTTAAATAAACTAACTAGAGTAATTGATAAAATATGCGCAGTTTGTGGTTCGCCACAAAACACATCATTAAAACAAAATGCGGTTGATCAATTTAATGAAAACGATGTTGATTTTGGCTCATTTTTTAACTTTGATGATGTTGAGGGAATTGATATTGATGAAGAAAATTTAAGATATCAAAAAGTGTTAAGATTTACAGATTGTAATAATTTTACAATACCAGTAAATCAAGGGATTGTTGAGGAGTTTGCTTTTTTTTCAACAACAAAAAATGATGTGACAGAAGTATATAATAGTGCATTATCCAAGGTGGCCAAAGATGCTGCAAATCAAAGTGTATCTATTCCGTTTCCACAATTTGCAGCAAATCTGGATTTTAAAGCTTTAACTAATTTACCTAAAGCATTAATATCATCTTTATTTTCAGCAAAAATGTTCTTTCCTATTGTTGTTCTTTGGAAAATTTTAAAATCTGCAGCAATGAATGCTGTTACAACGATTGCAACAATAATGAAGAACTTAACAAAAATGATTTACAGTATTATTAAAGACGTTTTCAATAAGTTCTTAACTATTTTTTGGTTAAAAGTTAAACCACAATTAGCACTTATTTTAAAAGACTTAGCAAAAAGAATATTAAAGAATTCTAAAAAAAGATACTTGACAATATTAACGTCGTTAATTAATATTTTAACTTCATTAATACCTTTTATTGGAATTGCTTCATGTGAAGATTTTTATAACGCAATTCTACAATTATTAAATTTACTAAAAGTCGGAGTGTCTCAAAAAATACCTGGTTTATTATTACAATTATCAAAAAAACTTCCAGGATATAGTGAGGATAGAGCCATTATGAATATTGGCGAATTTTTAGAATCAAATGGAATAACTACAGGTGACTTATATGGACAAGATAACAATGTTGTTGCTTTCATATCCTCAATCGTGAAGGGTAATCAGAAAGAAATGGATGAAAACTCATTTGTTCAGGTGAGTTTAGATTATGCTCAGATTCCAGTTGCGCCATTAGGTGGCGTTGCGGTTATACCACCAGGATTATTAAAAGCACATGGTAAATTAACATAATATGGAATTGAATAAAGTTATAGAAATCGGTAATGATGTTGTAAATACTGGAAACAAAGATCTAGTTGAAGCTAGAGATTTTTTAATTGGTGAATTTGATAAAACAAAAGAAATTATTATTGAATTGACAAGACAATTAGAATCGATTGAAGTATTATATAATAACATTAATGGAGAATTAAATAAGAGATATAAATGAAAATAATAAATATTGGTATTTGTGTTGATAACAAAGATCCGAGAGGTATAGGTAGAATTAGAGTTAGAGACATTTCTGAAACAGAAAGTGATAGATCGAATTCCATTATCAAATGGGAACAATGGAGTAAAGACGATCCTTTTGTTTATTCTCCGTTTCTACCAACACATCTTAATATCATTCCACAGAAAGAACAAGCTGTTAAATTAATTAGGTATGATAATGAAAAGGACCTACAAAATCAAGAATATATCCCTGGCCCATTTACAACAACATTTGACTATGCATATCAAAATGAGTTATCACAATTAACAGAAACAACCTATTCAAAAAGAGCTGAGAAGTCACCAGCAATTAAATCTTTTAATGGCGAGAAAAAATCTTTTGATGACGGATTTATTAGGGCTGAATCGGTTGGTAGTTTACCAAAATTGAATGATATTGGACTTGTTGGAAATTATGGATCAGACCTTATACTAACAGAACATGGTGTACAACTTAGAGCCGGAAAACTAGTTGATAAATTAGCCACAAATCCAAAATTTAGAACTGAACTTTCTAAGTACCCAATTTATTCTAAAAAACAAGCTAAAATAAGTTTAAAGAAATTTCCAGAAACATTAAGAGTAGATAAAGAAATAATCGTCGATAATGTTGTGGGCAGAACAGATATAAAACACGTTATTGAATATAAATTAGATAATGTTTTACAACCCACTGAATTAACATTATACATTTACAGAATAAACAAAAGTTTTGGTGAAAAATATAAAACAGATGTTTTTGGTTTAAACACAGAACTTGAATTAGTAACTAATGATCCGTCTGCAACACCGTCTGCAGAATTAATATATGAAGACACCCAAACACTAGAATCTTCTAATAAACAACAGGAAGCCTATATTCTTGTGAGAGACTTTATTTCCAGAATTGATAGGGAAAATTTAATTATTATTGATCCATCACTTTTAGATATTCCTGCGCACCCATTTTATTTTAGACCAAAAAATGATTTAAGAGCACAACTTGGTTCTGCTGAATTTTTATCAAACGTATATTATATTAACAAATCCGGTGGTAATGGTTTAATTTACAGTAGAACATCCGCTGAAGTACCTATAATTAGTAAAAAAAAGGAAGTTCCTGTTCTTAAAAAAACAAGTGATCTAGATCAAACATTTGCGGCCATTACAGCTGACCATATTTTACAAATATCAACAACAAGTAGTGGGGTGGATGGTAAAAACATAGATATTGGTTCATTAGACAAATATGAGTATACGCAGGAAGATTATTTAATGAGAATTTTACCAAATACCTTTTCGTCTGTTAGAGGTGAAAAACTAATTGAAATTCTAGAGTTAATTACCCTTATTTTACTAAATCACACCCACGGTATAATTACCCCACCAAAGTATTTTAAAGCGACTACAGACAGTTTAAAGCGATTAATTGAGCGTGCCAAGATAGATATGGTTAATTCTTCGATTAGAATAAATTAATTTGATATTTATTAAATAAAAAGATGTCATATTTTCGCTCTTACTTCGAGAAAAACAACACCATTTTAAAGGATTCTCAGGTTAATACCTCTAAGAACCCTAATACAGAACTAATATATGGTTCTACCTTCTCAAAATTCATATTCAAAGTTGATTTTACAGAATTAAAAAATAAAGTAAATTCTGGTGAATTTGTTGTTAATAGTGGTACAACACATACGCTACATCTTACAAACACAATTTTTGGGGACGAGTCTCTACTTAGACAAAAAAATGGTAGAGGTAGAGATAGGACAACTTCATTTGATTTAATCCTATTTAAAATATCAGAGTTCTGGGATGAGGGTATTGGTTTCGACTATGAAGACCAGGTTTTTGATTTTACAGATGGTAATAACACATTTGATGAAAGACCATCAAACTGGTTTAATAGAACAACCCTAGACGCATGGGCTAATGAAGGGGTATATAGTAACAATCCAACCATAATTAAAACTATCCATTTTGATAATGGAAACGAGGATTTGTCTGCTGACATAACAAATTACGTAAACGGTATTATTGTTTCCGGTAATACTAACCATGGTTTAGGATTGGCATTTGCCGTCTTATATCAAGATATTGAAGCTGAAGTTGATCAATCTGTTGCTTTTTTTACCAAGTACACACAAACCTTTTTTGAACCTTTTGTTGAAACACATTTTGATGATACAATATATGATAATCGACAAAATTTCATTGAAAAGGTAAATCAAAATTTATATTTGTATGTAACAAAGGGTAATAATTTTTATGACCTAGCAACATTACCAACTGTAGACATAACAGATAGCAATGGTGCTGTTCTTTCTGGATTAGCAAATCTAGCAACAACCAAAATAAGAAAAGGGGTATATAAGGTTACATTTGGTTTAACCGGAGTTTTATGTGACGGTAAGAGATTTTATCATGACAAATGGAAAGGATTAATCCTAGACGGTGTAGGTATCAATCCTGTTATACAAAAGTTTGTACCTAAACCGTATACATTTAATTTTAGTGTTGGTGAAAACATTAAAGAACTAGAAAGGTATTCTGTCCAGTTTTTTGGAATAAGACTAAATGAAAAGATTAAAAGTGGTGAAATAAGAAAAATTGTCACCACATTCAGATCAATTGACACACCTCAAAATGTCCTATTTGATGAGGTTTTCTATAGAATATACATTAGAGAAGGTAAAACAAATGTAAATGTCTTCGATTGGACATTGTTAGATAAAACAAATGAAAATTCATTTATGTTAGACACATCTTATTTAATACCGAGAGAATACTACTTGGAAATTAAGGGTAAAAAGCATAATGAGTACATCTACTATAATGATGTTATAAAATTTGAGATTGTCTCAGAAAAGTAAAATATTTATAATCATGGAAATCAATAAAATCGTGAGAAAACACCTTAAACAAATTGTAAAAGAAGGAGAAGAGCATATTACCGAAAAAGGGACGTATATGGTTTTACAAAACCTTCAACAAATAATGGACGATATTCAACTCATCCTAAAATATAAACATCACAGCATGTTCCCTCAATTGGTTACCGGTGAACACGCATGGGCTGGTGATCATATAACAACATCAAAAGATGATATTGAAGAAGTAGCTAATTTTATTAAGCAGCAAATTGAAGGTGATCAACAAGGCGATATTAATGAAGCCTCTAGTGCTAAACAACGATCAGCAATTGCAATTAACATGAAAAAAAGGGGTGTTACACCTAAGGACATTTCAGAAGAAGAAGAAATAGACGAAAGTAAAAACTGTCCTACAGATCCAGCAAAATGGGCTGCATCAAAAGCGGCTGCAAAAAGAAAATTTGACGTTTACCCTTCAGCGTATGCGAATGGTTGGGCAGCAAAAAATTATAAAGCTAAAGGCGGTGGATGGAAAAAATGTAAATAATATGAGAATTATTATATCAAAAGAAGATAAACAATATATTAACGAGTGCCTAGAATCTGGTGTTGTTTTAAAAGAAGATTTAAGACGATGGTTCAAAGAAAAATGGGTTGATGTTAGTAGAAAGGTTGATGGTAAACACCCACCTTGTGGAAGAAAAGATGCGGATGGTAAAGCATACCCTAAGTGTAGACCGTCTAAAAAGGTTTCTAAAGAAACACCTAAAGTTTCTTCATCATATGATAAAAAAGAAAAAAAAGCTATGACTTCTCAAAAAAGAAGGGCTGAAAAAAAAGACCCTAAAATCGGTAAAGGTAATAAACCAACCATGGTTAAATTCGATGAAAGCGTTAAAAAAAGAAAAATCATACAAATATCTGAAGATCAATTTAATAGATTGTTTGAATACAATGAGAATATTAATGTTTTAATATATGAGGATGATAACGGTTCAGTTGAAAACACAAATTATAGCACTAACAACATACTAAATGAGGCTGAATACCAGGGACGTAAGGTTCAATTAGGTAAAATCATGCAAGGCGATGTTAAGAAGTTTAAAGTTTATGTCAAAAATGACAAAGGTAAAGTTGTTAAAGTAAACTTTGGTTTTGGCGGTAAATCCGCTAAAGGTAAAAGAATGGTTATTAAGAAAAATAATCCTGAAAGACGTAAGTCTTTTAGAGCAAGACATAATTGTGCTAGCCCTGGCCCACGTTGGAAACCTCGTTATTGGGCATGTAAAACCTGGTAATGATTAGTTTAACAAATATAGCTAAAACAATATTAGAATCACATAGCGATCACGGATTTGCTAATGATTATGGATTTGTCGACGAAAGAAATGACGATAGAACCCCAACATTTGATGTGTTAGTTACACATAGTAATATTGTAGGTGATGACTGGGGCTTAGTAAGGAAAAAAAACACCAAGGAAACCTACATCATTTATCTTAATGATGTACCGCATGAATATTACGAAGGTTATTATTATTGGACGAACGATGACGATCCGGATTTTGATGATGACCTCTCATGGGAAGATGCTTATAGAGAATTTGATGATGACACTCAACTGTTTGAACGTGGCATAGCTCTTTATGCCGAAGATTTAGCAAGTGACGATGTTCAAGTCACAACAAGTGTTAATGAGATAATAGAAGCAAATGAAAAATATATTTTAAAGATTACACAAGAAAATAAAGCAGAGGTTTACGGGGTATTTGATGACCTAATTAAGGCTTATCTTGAGCCAAGCTATGAAGAGCGCAGAAACGATAAGAAAGGCTCTTAAATGAGCTTATTTAAGCTCCAATAATATAGTCTACCAGAAGCATAACGATTTAATCTCTTAGCTTCTTTTTTTTCAACCAATTTACCTATTTGTACCAATTGTGTATGGTTTCTTAAATCTATACCTATTGTAAACCCACCTTCACTTTTATCATATGTTGTTTCCAACATTGGTTCCACGTATTTACCCTCATCATATAGCTTAAGTACTCTTATCATCTCGTCCTTTTTCATTTTACAATCAATACCTCTCTGGTATATCATTTTTTCAAGGACATCTAGTCTAAGTTTACTATAATCAACATTTTCACCCATTGTTACAAATATAGGTTAATTTTGTTACAAAAAAAACCCCCACATTTCTGTGAGGGTTCTTATTATGATAATTTTAAGATTATCTTAAAGTATTCATATCGAACGTTTGTAAACCACTTACGTTGATTACAGCGAAGTAACGGTTGTTTACCATTTTCTTTGCGTAACGTGTCATGATACCTTTAATCGGTGTCATGTTAAATGGATTGTACATTGTTGGAGTTAACTGTAACGGCACATATGGAGCGTAGATATAACCTGCGTCTAATAGTGACTTACCTTTGTGACCTACAAGGATCTTACCTGCTGGTAAGTATG